ACCTCCACCACCACCCCCACCACCACCGCCGAGAGCCGCAGCACCAAGTGAACCTGCCGCCCCGATACCTGCCGCCGCTGCTGCTACACACATGATTTACTCCTTCGGGAGGTCTTTCAGTTTCAGTTCCATAACCGTATCGTCCGGCGTGTACCCACGCTTCTGGAGGATGTCGAACATCTTCCCCGACATGGACACCGGCCACCCCACGATACTGACGTTACGTTGGCGAAGCTCCTCTTCCACACTGGTAATGAACCTGGACATGGCCCTACGATAGTCGGGCTGCACATAGAACATGTCCACGTTCCCGCACAACTCCTTCCGAAGGTGCAGGCTGTAGTAGAGGATGGCTACACAGTAGCCGCGAAGGGTGCCGGCTTCGTCGCGTAGGGTCATGGTCAGCAGCATATGAGCCGCCTCCAGAGCCAAATACACGTCGATGTTCGGATCAACCTTCAGGCCGCGCTGTCCGTGATAGGCACAGGTGTCCTTCTTGATTTCGGAGCATTCGTCCCAGGACGCCTGGCCAAGGGGGAGAATCTCCTGTGCCAGTTCATGGGTCATTGGCTCAATAGCGATAGTCAAGGCTTCCATTAGAAACCCCCTTTAATAAGCTCTAATTCGAGGTGACTTGCCCGGAACGGGGTAAAGGCCGTGTGCCTGACCTGAAAGGCTCTGCGCCGGAACCGGCCCGCAGGCGTTATTGTCGCACGTTGGCCCTGGTTCAGAGGCATTGTCCTGAAGGCCGAATAACTCTGATAGTCGTTGTCCGTATAGGCGACCATCGCATTACTGCTCACAATGTCCCCAATCAGGGAGATGCGGCGGCAATGCTTCCACTCACTAGTCTCCCCATCAATCCGCTCAGTGACCAGCCTGACGTTGATCGGGTTGGTGACATCGCTATAGTAGGCGTAGTCCTGGAGGTAGATCACCCCACTGGTTTCGTCCTGGAGGTAGTCCTGATCCAGTATCTGTGTGGAAGCAGCACAGTCGAAATGGTTCTCACTGTAGCCCGTCAGGGTAGCAGTGCCTGCATTGGTGTCCAGCGCCGATGGAACCAGATAGGTGAAGGTGTTAGGCCCACTCACCATAGCGTTCCAGAGACCATTGTAGCCAGAAGTTGAGGCACCGCTGATGAGAACAGGGTCCCCATCGTTGAGGCCGTGGCCAGTGGCTTGCGCCGTCACCGTACCATAGGAGTCGCAAGATAGCGACTGTATAGTCACAGTCTGGTTGGCCGTGGTGCTGGTCCACACGTCCCATTGCTGGGTGGTGAAGTTGTATACAAGGGTTATGTTCGACGCATACAGAGTGATGAGATAAAGGGAGTAACCTGCTGCATCAAGGTTGTTTGAGCGAACATTTACCAGAGGGTCGGCCTGAAGGATACGGTCGATGAAAGGCGTGCTGATCCTGACAGGGGAGAAGTTCTGGAACATATAGACGCCCTGGCCTTCGATCTTAGTTTGGCCAACCCATACTATGTTGCCTTGCATCTCACGAACGCTCTCACCGTTGGCGCACCCCACATCGAAGGGCAGCGATGTTTGAGGGGCGAGCGGACTCGATGGTGGAGGTGTCCCATTGTCGTAGAAGAACTCCGTTGTCCACTGGCCAAAGGCTACAACGAACTGGCCCAGCTTGGCCAAGGCCACCCCACCATTAGGCTCGTTCTCCATAGCCACATACTGGGTTGCCACCCACGTTGTGGGGTCGTTGATGTTGGAGTTCCAGATGCGACCTTGCGGGTCCATCACGAAGAAGTAGGTGTCCAGCACCACAAGGCCAGGGACCGTAGTGGCTGGGTAATTGGCACTGGTCGTGAGTTTGGTCAGCAACTGGAGCGACGCGTTGTAGTCATACAGGTCGTAGGGCGACTTGAAGACCAGCAACGGACTTGCTACCGTACTGGATGTCTGGTTGAAGTGATAAAACTGGTTGGCCACTGTAGGGCTTAGGGCATACGTGCCGCCACCAATGGAGATGTACCATACGTCATCGTAGTAGTTGGAAGAAGCATCAATGCCAGAGGTGAACCACAGGTTGCCATAGGCGAAGAACTCCCCGTCACGAGGCGTCCAGCCAGAGGTGAAGGAGCAGTTCGTATTGGTGAACGTGGTGCCGTTGGTCGTTGACCACAGTACGTGGTCGTAGGTGCCGGTGGCCTGGAGTTCAAGGACATAGACTGTGCTGCCGATTGTGGCCACGCGACATGCCTTCGAGCCACCGTTTGAGGTGCCGTTGAGCATGGCGTATGCCTTGACATTGAAGCCCTCGTTGGATGTCTGGAAGCTGATCGTCGGCGGCACCGTGTAGCCGGAACCCTGGTTGGTGAAGGTTATCTCGGTGTACTGACCACCATCGAAGTCGGTATCGGGGTCGTCGTCTACATCAACGAAGCCAAAGGCGGCGGCGCTCGTGCCATTGCCCCCAATCAGGGTGATGGAGGACGAGGGGATAGAGAAGCCCTGCCCTGCGGAGTCGAACGCGGCGATAGGCCATAGGCCCGACGAGGCTACTCCAAAGGGGTTTGCACTGACGAGAGTCCATGTAACACCCCCTGTGCCGCCATCTGTCCACAGGTCTGAGGTGGCCGACGAGAAGGCGTCGATCAGCAAGCCCCCACAAACGTAGAGGGAAGTGCCCAAGCCATAGAAGGCGAAGTCGCTTCTGGCAATCCAGGGTGCACCATTCAGGCCAGTAGCCTGCGTCCAGCTTGACCCGTTACTGGAATACCAAACATCGTTGTATTTTGTGTTGGGGTACAGGCCATCAGGGCTAGTGGAGGAGTTCTGTCCTGCGCCCCCTGCTATCCACATGAAGCCGTTGAAGACCGTTGCGCCGAAGCGGCGACGTGCAGGCCACGCACTCGATGCAACCTGGGTCCAGTTAATGCCGTCAGGGGTGGACCACACATCGCTGTAGTGGGTGCCAGTGGCCGAAGCTGCACCACCCATTAGATAGAGGGTGTTGTTGAAGACAAGGAGTGCGCCCTTCGCACGAGCGGCCCAGGGGGCAGCAGAAGTGATCTGGGTCCAACTGGTCCCATTGGCGCTTCGCCATACATCATTCAGGGCTGCGCCCGACGAATTGACACCACCCATCACATAGAGGTAGCCGTTGAACCCCACCGTCATAGGTCCTGTGCGGTCGCCAAAGGCCGCACTGGAGGTAGCTTCAATCGCCGTCAACAGTGCCGACGAACCACTCAGCACATTGAGGGTGTCGCCGCTGATCGAGTAGAGGTTGTTCTGGTAGTTGGTGATCCCCTGACCAGTTCCCACTGTTCCCTGATAGGCAATCTGAAGCCCCGGCCGCTTACGGGCCATCAGCATCTTGCGCGGCGTCACGTCCGTCACGCAGTTGACTGCCTTGGCATCGTAGAAGGTAGTCTGGTCCCGAGTCTCAAGTGGCTCGATCAGCGGAACACGGACAGGATTGGTGTCCATCAATTACCTCGAACGGGTGTCATAAAGGAAGCGGATCGAATCGGTGTTTTCCTGCGACCAGTCAACCATCTCTTCATATTGTTGGGCCGCCCTCATGCTGATCTCCTTCACCCGATCCATCGACGTGGCGTACTCCATACTGATCTCATTGGCCAGGCACCATGACAGGGCCTGATAGCACTCCTGCGGGAAGTCCACAGGATCAGTCCCAAGATTAACATCATCAAGTGTTGATAGGCACACCAACCATATGGTCCTTGTAGCATCGTTAGGTGTAGGATAGAACGTGATAAAGCTGCTCACCCCAGTATATGCACTATCGTCCAGAGGTTGATACCAGTAACTATTAACCACACCAAGACTTCCCTTAGCTCCGTACTGGTTATACTCCTGGATGGAGAGAGGGTCGATCGGTGTGTCGAAGCTGTTTGAATCTCTGATGAAGGCATACGTCACCTTTAGAATCTTTGAACAAACCACAGCACCTGTGCCTGAAGCATAGGGACCTATCTCATAAGTGTTCTGGCCTTCTATCAGAGGCACCGTGTTGTAGACAATCTTCCACATGGGAAGACCCTTACGAATCCACGCCTTAATCATCATGTTGAAGGCGAGCTGGACGTTGGCATAGTCTTGTGATGATGGGGGGTTAGTAGCGTCGAACGTCCCACAAAGGCGCAAGGCACGGTTCATTATGTCACTTGCCTGGACAGAAAAAGTGGTAGTAGTCAGTACTGTAGGAGTTACTATGAGTGACATGGTAGCACCAATCTATATTTGCCTAAAAGCGGCTTGTGTGATTGTGGCAGGATGGTCCGGTATTATCTACCGGGCAACCTGGGCTATGTTGAGCCTTGATTTAAAAGTGGAGCTACGCAACCACATACCACGTGGTCGTCGAGGCAACGTATCTGAATTTAGTCGCTAGATATCCTGTCACGGAACTGGCACCCCCTGCAATCGACGCCCGTATGGAGCCCGGTACCCCAACTATGCTGGTAGCCCAGTGTTGTACTTTGTCACCTTCCAGCAGTTAGAGATGTGTGCGGCATCAATCCGTGAGAATGTGAATCGGATTACGCAGTCGGCTGTGAGCGTCACCAGCGTCGTGCTGTTGCACGATATGGTAATCGTGTTACTTCCGTTGATTGCGCCCTTAATGCGGAACTCACGATACATGCCGCTAAACAGATTGTTTCCTACACTGTCAAGGGCAATCGTGCGCGGTGCCGTGAGGGCAGTCTCAAACCGGATGATATTCGGATCGCCTAGCGTGGCTGTGTAATTTGCGTCACCGTTATCAGTTGGACTAAGTTCATCATTCTTCCATCTATCAACTGTTAGAGTATTAAGGGTCGTACTACTCGCAAAGTTAGACAGCTGCCACGAGTTCGCATCCGTAGATAAATCTTTAAGTCGGGTAGGACAGACAGCACCAAGGATGTATACATTCGATCCGAGCGTTGTTGCACCTACCACAATCGTGCCCAGCTCAAGATAACCAGTACCCGTACTACCGCCCTGATTAAAAATATTGATCGTACCACTTGCCGGATTCAATACTCCAGTAGTCCCACCCAGATTGAACTGATTGATACGGATGTGCCCGTTACCAGTAAAGTCTAACAGGTTATACGCGGCCGTATAGCTGTATACCTCCAACTTTATTGCACCGATCGTCAACACAGATGCTGCCTGCGTATTCATCAGCTGAGCATTGGTTACGCTCAGAATCTCGATCGCCTCAATCGTCCAGTTGTAACCCCTGATCTGGTTGAAGATCGGGCCCGCCATACTGGCAGCAGTGACCGTGAACCGTCCCCAAACGTTATTGGGCGTCGCATTAACGCCACCATTCCAATTAATCGCACCACCGGACAACGTACCACCAAAAACCAGGTCGTTCCAGTAACACCCCCACGGACAACCAACGCCAGACAGCAACCCGATGCCGTAATATCCGGCATTAAATGTGAGACGCTCCATCGTCACGTGGAACCACATCGTGTTGAAGAAGATGCAATTTGCGGCGGTATTGGCAACAGCCTGGGTATTGGCATATGTAAACGTGATGTCGGACAGATGCACGCCATACGACGTAGCTGAGCCACTGGCACCAAAATTCAAAATTGGTACATTGTTTGTATTTTGAGTAATGGTCGTGCCGCCGGCTTCACCCTGTATCGCCCAGTTCTGCGAAGTTGGGATAGTCAACGCTGCGCTGATTAGGTAATTACCCTGCGGCAGCAGACCACGCCGGTTGTTTGCGATAACGTACGTCAGCCACGCCTGTAGCGCAGCTGTGTCATCGGTAACACCATTACCAGTTGCACCAAACGCTTTCGCATCGACAGGTTGGTCAAGAAGCCAACTCAATAAAGAACGTGCGACTTCTCCGGCCCCAAGACCGATGAGAAAGGTAAAAATCGACAAGACGAACGCAGCAAGCGTATTAAAAGTCGTCTGCAAAAGACCCGAGCCGCGACTGACAGGAGCTATTTCTGCGCCAGTAAGCGTTCCTGCATCTGTCGAAGTCCCGTTGGCTATAGGCGAAATTGCAAGTGTTGATTCCGCTGCTGTAGTTGTTTGCACCAAAAGACCACTTTGACTTACCCCAACAAGTTCAGAACCGGTCAAGGTGCCAGCGGCAGGGAGGTCTGTAATTATGGCATCATTAAGGATAATGTCTGTAAAGGTAGCCCCCACCACATTGGTACCTGAGACCTGCAATGAGTAGTGTCCGTTAGCGGCATAGAAAGCAAAATAGCCAGTAGAGCTTGTGGTTAGTGGGTTAGAGGTTACTGTAACCCCATTGTCAGAGTAAATGGTTGCTTTTGCCCCACCAGGATACGTCAAAACAGTTACAGAGGCCCCAGCCACAGCGACGCCCAGGGAGTTCGACAGATTGTTCTGGTAACGTTCCATGGTCAAGTCCCATAGATTTGATAGATGGAAGTATTAGGTTGCCACTGGTACAGGAAGGCATTCGTGTAAGTGGTGGTGAAGCCAGCGTTGTCCTTCCACTGGCCGCTCCATGTGATGAGAGCGCCAACGGAGTATTGGGTGATGAAGGTGATGACGCCGGTGGGCAGGGAGATTGTGTAGTTGGTCCCTGAGACCTGGGCCACCGAGTTGACGAAGATGGTTGGGGTTCCCGCTACGATGTTGCCTGTAGGCGTGTAGTTGGGACCGTTGAAGGTGTCCGGGGGTTCAGGCTGTGTCCAGGGCAGGGGCTGCTCGTCAGGGATGCCACGAACGAAGTCCTGAGGCTGACGAATCTCCCAGTCCTGGTGACAGACATAGACGCCATCCCACCGGAGCTTCATCTCCTCTGCCTTGCGCTTGAAGCCGCAGACATAGCAGATTGCGTTCCAGCTTCCCTTCTTGTAGAAGTCGCGTGCGCCCATACAAGCCCCTTTGGGACAATAAAAAAGGCAAGGCGGGGCATAGCCCCGGCTCACCTTTACTAGCCTACAATGATACCTGATTCTGTCAGTTTCCGGTGAACCGCTCTAACTGGTCAGGGCCGCTTACATGCACGCGCATGGTGTTGGACGCAGCTATGAGGCTTCCATCCTTTCTGACCTCAGTGATAGAGAGCTTGATACCCTTCCATAGAACCTTATCGCCTACCATAAAAAAGCGGGCAGGTTCGACCTTTTTGTTGGTTGCCATTATGCACTCGCTGAGTATTTGACCGTGTGGATCAGGAGCATCACAGATGCGTCAGTGGGGAAAGCTGCGCCACTGGCTACTACCTGAAGGGAAACAGAACCTGTGACGCCTGCCCCGGCATTATTCTGTAGCCCCCCATAGCGCCAGGCTTCTACTTTTCCTCGGCCATAGAGTTCAGTTATGGCCACAGGTGTAGTAGCGTCCCAGGACAAAAGGCAGATCACTCCATCAGTGATGGAATACTCGATCTTGTCTATGCGCAACAAGGTCGGAGGGAAAGACCCGCTCATGCCAGGGTGTGTACTTGAAAGACTCGATGCCACAATAATATCGGTGATCGGGTAGGCCGCAGTAAGGTCTCCTGTTACCTTGAACACAGAGTTCCTTGGCCCATCAATCAGAGTCTGTACTGCAATGGCGTATTCGGCTGACATGATTTAGCCCACTATGTTGGTGATGCCATAACGACAGCCTACACGAATAGAGCCTGCTGTCAGGGCTGTGTTAAGGGCCACGCTGGCTACAGAGTTGGCCGTCTTGTTTGACCAATAGAAGCCAGGGCCGTTTGTCTGCCTTATGATTACCGGGATGGTTGATGTACCTGCCGAGGACGGAAGGTAGATACGAAAGACAAAAAACTGTCCGTAGCTACTATCTGAAAAGATACAGGAGATCATCCCTGCGCTTGCTATGGTTGCTGTAAGGTCCACCTGGAGAAAGATTTCTTGCAGATAATACCCAGGTGCGCCTGTTACAAGAGTAGTTGACCCCGTGCCCGTTGCTGAGTTTATTGTTGCAGCCACATATTCATTGGGCACACGGCTCGGATAGTAGATGTCCGAACTGCCCAGGAGGTCAATACCCTGAGCCATGATTAACGCTCCTGTTCTACTGTGATGAAATCTACATCAAGTGTCTGTGTAGTGCCAGAGGTTGTTGCCATACCTATGCTGGGGGTACACAAGACTGTCGTAATGGTAGGTGCGCTAATGCGGGCAACTGCTCCAGCATTCTGTGGGTTGCCTGTAGTACCGATGTTGGACTGAGGAATGAAGCCAACAAGCTGCGTGTCCACATAGGCCAGAATATCGCCTAAGCGGGTTATGTAAAAAGCCAGTTGAACTGGGGTGCCATTGGTGATGGTGTAGGCCGCCGGTGCGATAGTTACACTGGTTGTTGTCGAGCTTATTGCGCTGTTGAGCGTCAGTGTCGAAGTCGAACCTACCCACTTGAAGTAGACACCATCAGTGATTGTGGTGCCTGTAAAGTTGGCGTTTGTGTTGATGAGACCTGCTACAGTAGTGGCTGTAGAGACTGTAGAATGTCCGACCAAGCCCACTTCGAAGAAGACCTTTTTGGGGGCTACATTCAGACTGAATGACGGGGTTACTAGCTGAATCTGTTCAAAGGAGCCTGTCAAGGCAGAAATGCGACCAACCCCACCAGCAGCGCTATGGGCGGCAAAACTGCCTGTGCCTGTGATGGTGTAGGTGTTGCCGGTAGTGAACGAGAAGTTCTGGTCGAAGTCATCGAAGAACTGGTGGTAGAAGGCAGGGTTGCCATTGCCACAGTCCGCCAGGGGTTGGAAGATTTGGTCAGTAGTGCCCCCGGACGGGGTCCGAATGGGGGGTTGCGAAGCTACACCAGCCATGATGGCTCTCCTTAAATCTTAGGTTTCCCTGCCTTGAACGGATGGGACAGTGTTGTCCCCCCAAGCCCAGGGTCTTGCTTGGTTACAGGATTGGCCGTCATGGGACGGGGAACGTCGGACGGAGGGACGGTAATGCCTTTCTTCTGCATTATCATCTTGTAGGTCTCGCCGATGTTGTCACTATGCTTGCCCTTCATTTTCCTCCCCCTTTGCCACTCCTACGAGCAGTGGACAAGGCAACGGCGACTGCCTGTTTGTTGGCCTTCGCCTTACCAAACTTCGCCTTAGTGTGGGCGAACGTCTTGCCCTTGTGGAATTCGGAGATGTTCGAAGAGACGGTCTTCTTCGACTTTCCGCGCTTGAGTGGCATAACCTATTCCTTACTTTTTTGGGGTTGTTAATTTACCCGTAGACCTATCGATGTTGTATTGCTTTCCATCCTTCTCCCCATATACTGTAGCAACATCTTTGCCTTTCATTCGTTTGTTGTAGGCGTCAATTTTCTGAGCAGCCTTTGCCCGGAGCTTTTCAAAGTCCGCGTCTGATATATCATCGTCCCCGTAAGGATTTCCCAACGCACCCATCGGCATGACGTTCTCCTACTTCTTTGGCTTGATGGGGTTGCCAGATAGCTTGGCGTGACCCATCCTCATTCGAGGAACCCCTACAGCTTTCGAGGGGTTCTTCACCTTGTCGGACATAGGCTTGCCAATCTTCTTCGTTGGCTTGGCCCCCTTGACCTTCGGCACCTTCTGTTTCACAGCACACCTCCACTACTTATGCAACTTCTTCAGGGTTTGGGCTAGACGAGCACGCTTTCCAATCTTGCCGCCCTTGGAGGCTGCTTTAGCGAGCTTGGACGCAGGGATTTTCTGTCCTTGCGGAACCCCAAGCTCTTTATGTAGTGCGCCGGGGTGCTTGATAGCACCTTTAATCCACTTCTTGGTGGCCATGATTACGGGCCATTCGAGCCGAACAGGCCACGAGGATCGGTCCAGAAGAACGAGTAGCGTTCACGAGACTTGGCCTTCGCATTGCCTGTATCGAAGTCGTTGTCCTGCTCGAACGTGATGGCAACCCGTTGGTACATCTTCATGCCGTCCGGGCAGTTCGTGCGAATGAACCATGCGTGCGGGGACGTGAAGTAGTGGTTGACGTGGATGCCGCCAGGGATAGTGCCTTCGGCTTTGATGACGTTGATGTCATTGTTGGCCGTACCCGACTGGAACACAGACTTCATGATCCGGTTAGCGTTGAACCACTCCTGGCGTGGGACCAGGAGGGACTGCGGCATGATGTTGATGAGGTTGCCAACGTCGTCCGTTGCGCCCATGATCTGGATGATTAGGTCTTCCAGCGAGGCTTCGGAGAGGTCTGCGCCGACCGCCAACATGTTGCTGAAGGTTCCGCCCGAGGTGTTCGGGTGGGCCGTGTTCAGCAGGGACACCGTATCGCCACCGGGATAGGACGACGAGAAGGCGTTGTTGTAGATGTTGGCCGCAACGTTCTCCTTGGTTTGGCGGAACGAGAACGCCAACGATGCTGCGCGGCGCTTCGACACCTTCTCGTAGAGATTGTCCTCCAGTTCTTCCTGGGTCACGATGTAACCGAGGGAGTATGCCAGGTGGACGTAGCGTGAGATGAAGCCTTGCACCTCAGCGGTGTAGACCGTGCCAGCACCTTCCGGCTTGACCGACGCGGGGCCAAAACCAATGACCTGCACGTCTTCCTCGTAGTTCATGTGCGAGGTGTCTTGCATAAAGAGGTGCGGCCATTCTTCCTGGTGTTCCGCGTAGGTACGACCCCACCAGGCTTTGATGCCTGGCCAGAGCGCCTTGGGGTGTGCGCCTGTTGTGATTACGCCGCCAATAGCAGCCATGATGATCTCCTATTAGACGCCGATGACACCGGCAGAGTTGCCGAAGACGTGGGTGTTGATACGAACCAGCAACGGACAGTAGGCACCAAACGGGACTACGTTGACGCGCTGCGGGACGCCGATGACCTTCAGGGGCAGGCCAGCAGTCGTTGCAAGGTCAGCGCCGTGCGCAAACGTGCCCGAGACCGGCCCATAGGTCGTCGCAGGAGCGGTCGGCGTGAAGGTGACGTTGTAGTTGACCGTGGTCGCGGCTGTCAGGGCCGTTGTGTTGTCGCACTGGATTTCGAACACGAGGTTCGGGTCGTCAGCAATCCACACGTAGTAGGCATATGCCTTGGTGGCCGGGACCGACATCACGTTGAGGTTGACGTTCTGGCCTTGCGGGTTGCCAGCGCCAGTACCGATGGGAGCAACCTGAACGCCCACGATAGGGCCGACAAGCTGCGTGGTCGATGTAACGTGGGTGCCCAGGGTGTAGCCCGTAACACCAGGAACACCGTTGGTGTCCACTGTGTTGGTAAGCTGCATCAGGTCGCCAATGTAGTAGGCGATGGCATCGGACGAGGCGATGTAGTACAGGTTCGCCTTGCCGGTCCAGGGGGCACCGTTCGTGTACGCCACAGGCTGACAGCCATGTGGGGCGTTCGGGTTTGCCATTTCAAGACTCCATTATCGAGAGCGATTTTGCTGGTAGGAGATGCCTTCCTTGGGGGAATAGCCCTGCTCCACCGAAGCTACATTCCCGGTCTTGATGGCTCGATCAATGGTGTCATTGCGCTTCTGGTAGAAGGCTTGATTCTCCTCAAACCACTCTTTCTTGATCTTCATCAAGAAGGCGTAGATGGGATCGCCCTTGTCGGTGTAGCCAACAATCCGGCTAACTTTGTCGCCCGTCATCGGCTCGGCGCTGATGCGGAGATTCACTTCCTCGATTTCGTCTGGATGGACGAACTCATAACCGTTGGCCAGCGCTTCCTGGACCCTGCCGTCCATATCATTGCGCCAGTACGGGTGATAGCCCGAAGCTATGAGTCTGCTACAGTCTACACCAAGTTTCGAACCACCGCCAATCATTCTACGGCGCGGCATACTTGAAGTGTTACCAGATGTAACAGAGTCAGGTGCAGCAGCGGGTGATGGGGCCAGATCAGCCACCACTTGGTCCCTGCGCGGCATCTGTTCGATGGGCGGATTGGGTGTGAAGGGTTTGGACATTATTCATACTCCTTGAGGTACTCGGCTTGCGCCGCTTTTTCATCGAGAGGCTTCCTGGTCTTCAGGTCCACATAGTAGCCTGCTGCATAGAAGCGCTTGAACTGGGCTTTGGCTTCGGCAGGGAGCTTGTCGAAGGCACTCTTGCCAACGGGGGTACGGGAGCCACCTGCGCTGGACGAGCTTGATCCACCACTGGCTTCGAACATCTGTGCCGGTGCCTCATCGCCGCCGAAGGCTTTAGGGAACATCTTCTTGACCTTTCTCGTGACCTCAGGGAGGATGTCATTGGGGGTGAAGTTGGTCCCTGCCCTGGCCTGCATCAGCTTTGCAGCTACGCCATTGGCATAGTCTACCATCTCCTCGTTGCCGTCTGTGTACCAGGGGTTGGCGTCCATCCAGGCACGAACCTCGGGGTGCATCTGCTGAGGGCCTTGTGGGGGGGCCTTGACCTTCGGTACGGCTGACGCAGAGTTCTTCAACTGATCCATCTGTTCGTCATACTCGGCGGCTGATTCGTGGTCGCCTGCTGCGATGGCATCACGCTTGGCCTTCTTCAGTGATGCAAGCGCATTTGCCGTTGCACGTTCCTCAACTTTCGCAAGGTACTCACGCAGTTCCGCAACCGTTGCACCAGTGTTGCGCAGTTCCGCTTCAAGTGCCGCCGTCCTCTCACGCTCCTTTTTGAGCGCCTTACGTAGGATCGGATTGATTTCACGGCCCCTGCGGACGAACGTTTCCGCATCACTCCACTCCTCGGGCTTGCCCTTCCACTGGTCCTGCGGGACCCAACCTTGCTCCTGGGCTTCTGCCAGAATGGAAGGGTCGAGGCCGCTTTCTTCACCACCTTCTTCGATTATGTCACTCATTTCTTAAGCTCCTGTACCTTGATAAGTTCCATGTTGTTGTGGATATAGAAGACTTGTTCTGTATTGGCCGGAACAACATGTGCAGAGACGCTTACGGTCTTCCCATCGTTGTCAATATATCTGCATAGAACTTCTACTTCCCACCCTGCATGGGCGTTGACAGTTACCATAGTTGTCATTTGTCTTCTCCTTGAGGGAACACCATCACAATATCCAGGTCGTGCATAACCCTGTAGAGGTGGCCGTCACCTTCATCGTGGAGGTAGCCTGCGTACTTGGCGAACTTTACCTTGTCACCAACGACTGCCCAGGGAGCGGGCTGGTCGGCCCACGCACATGAACCTGCTGCGACGAGGGTGCCTGTCATCTGCGCCATTGCGTCGCGCTCAGTCTTCTGGCCGGGGAGAACAATGCCGCCCTTCGTTACCTCTTCTACCTTGTCCATTGCAACGAGGATTTTGTTGCCACAAGGACGCCACTTCGTTTCAGTTGCTGACATCTTCTTCATCCATTCCTAGTAGGTACTCATATACTTCGTATGCGCCTATGAGTTTGGCTTCCTTCACCTTGGTGTCAAGGGGGTCCTCAGAAAGGGCTACCTGCTGTCGGAACCGCTCCAAATGGGCCGCCTCCAGGTCCTTCAGGTGCTGTTGCAGCATTGCCCATAGCGCCTGCGTTACCGGATGGTCCCGCCATAGAACCCATTCCTCCTGACTCACTTCCATTGTCCTGCTCCTTGCTCATTGACTGGAGAATCTTGATGGCCTCCAGTACGCCTTCCTGCTTGTTCTTGGCTGCGCCAATCTGCGCCTCCAGCAGAGCTATCTGATGGCCGGTATCGACACCTTTGGCCTCGGCCAGCGTCTGGACGACTTGGGCCTCCAGTAGCTTGATCTCTGCGGCCTGCTTCTCTGCGCCTTGCACCAGTTCCAGGAGTTTGATCTTGAAGTTCAGTTGCGCCTTCATCTGCTCTGCCTGTGCCTTCATCTGCGCCTCTGCGATCTTGGGGTTGGGCATCGGAGGCACTGCGAACGGTCCCTTCGGATCGGGCAGGAACATGTCGATGTTGGGCACCTTCAGAGCCTGGAGGTAGTACTTGTTCACCTGGTAGAGGTCATATCCGGGGCTAGTATGGGCGGCTTGCAACAGTGCAGTTGCCTGATTATAGCGTTGCGCATCGGACATGTAGAAAGGATCAGCGGCTGACCGGATTGTGACACCACCCCCACGGTAAAGGGCAGCGGCCTGCTTTGACTCAGGAGACACAGCCTTGGCATAGTAGGGCATATCCTCAGAGAGGAAGATCGTGTTAAGACGGTATAGCTTGCGGAACTCCTGGGTTTGGGCACGATGGGTACGCTTGTAGATGCCATTGAAGACCTTCATGCCCTGCTCGACCATCGCCCTGCTGGTCTCAGCGGGAGTGTTCTGGCCGGGGTTCTTGCCCTGGAGGATGTCTACTGCGCCAGCAATGGCTTCGCCATACTCGATCAGAAGAGTGAGGAGTTGGAACAGGGTAGGAGACGGTTGTGGCGTTGGGAGAGGAAATACGTTTTTCCGCAAGTCGTCTCCAGTACTATCCACAGTCTTCCATTCACCCGGTCGGAAGCGATACTCGCCCTTTTTATTCTTGAACCCGCGACCAACGAACCCTCCACCCGCCGTCGCAAGCGTGCCAGAGTCGAGGAGTTGATTAATTGCGCTATCAATGGTCTCATTGATGGGGCCAAGTAATGCACCGAATCCGAGGTCATAGAAGCCTCCATCGGGCGAAGGGATGAAGGGGTACTTGGTGAAGGCGCAGATCGGCTCGATTCGCAGGAGCTTACCGGAGGGGGTGAAGGTTACGCCCGAGCGGGTAAAGCGAGGCACAATCCTCAGTACTTGACGTGTGTCATAGCGGACAGTGACAGTGTAGGGTTCGCCGTAACCGTCGTGGTCAAGGTCAAGTGTACGATGCTGTTCCAGTAGTTCATAGGGAGCGTCGTGGTCATTGGGTTGCTGAACAAGGCCCATGCGCTCATTCTGCTGCTGGTCAGTTGAGTAAGTGAGGGTAGGCTCGGGCTTGGGAGCTTCAGGATGGAACTCACTGAAGATACCTCTTGCAACGCGCTCGTAACATTCGTTGGCTGAGAGGTAAATGATTTGAGTGAGACGGGGAGCATGCTCGATGTCGCGGGTGAAGTAGTCAACCACTATGTCGCGAGGGCTGACGCACTCGCTGACGTTGTGGCAACGGATCGGATCGAAGTAGGTCTTCTTGAAGACGCAGCCAAGGATGGCCTGGATGAGGAGAGCCTTGTCGTGGTTCTCTTCCCACATCTCATCTTCTTCAAGAATCTGGTAGGACATGTGTTCGGCAATGGCTTGCGCACGATCCATCTGCTGATCGTAGGCCATCTTCATCTGCATGGCTTTCTGCTGGAACTGCTGCTGCATCGCCTGCGCCCGTGGGTCAGGAGGTTGGCCAGGCTTCTGCGGAGGCATCGGCGGCATGCGCAGCTTAGGCATCGAACCCACAGGACGAGCAGCCACAGGGGTAGGACCGTTGACCAGAGCAGGATAAGCACGAGACTGGTATTGCATTGCCGCGATGGTGATGAGCGGGAACTTGACATTGGCGGCACCTTCCCAGGGGAATGTCTTCTTCTCCGTGACCTGGAGGGCGAGGCGCAAGGCGTTCTTCATACGCTCTTCCCACTCGTAGCGGGATTGGCGGTCATTCTCGAAGTCCTGCACAACCATATGGCCGAGCGCCGCCATCTCCTCGTCCGTGAAGCGGGGAACAAGGTTGGGTGAGCGCATCATCGCCTCATCGAGAGGGATGTGCGTTGTGAAGTCTACCGGCAACCATTCATTGCCGTCTTTTTCCTGCTCGTCCATCATTCACTCCGGTTAATGATGTTCCACTTCAGGTATTCAAGGACGCCCACGAGTTCCGAGTTACGCATGTTCCAAAATTCCTCTCTGAGCATTACCTTCCAGAGTTCATCCTGAAGGTCGCTGGGGAGCTTTTCCTTGGGCTTGAATTGAAATACGTCGGCCATGCTATACCCCAAAGTCACACTGACAGGTAGAAACATCGCGGCCACAGAGGCCACACTGATTGTATGTACGGCTGTGGCGGTCGATGCGTGCGGCCCCGCACAGGAGCGTAGCCACGATCCTTCTCCAGTCAAGGACGGCTGCTCCCCCTCCTTGCGTCGGGGTCCGCTCCGATCCTTGACAGGAGCCTCTCGGATCGCGTCTTACGCCCGCGCGTGGTCCACCCTCATGCGCCCACCCCATCCTAGTAGCCAGTGACTTCACTACGCCCCTCCATCTGGTCGAAGCTGTCGATGCCCATTTCCTCTTCCCACGCCAACTCGTCCAACTCCTCCCTTGTGAGTGAGGGGGACATCTTGTCGAGGTAGAGGCCGATCCAGCTAAGTGCATCAACGCGGTCATCAGTCTTGCCTCTAGGGAAGTTAATCATCTCGTTGTAGAGTTCGAAGTACCAGGGCGCATCGACATTGAAGTGGACGCCACCGGCGCGCATACGGGCCTGGATCGCAGTGGCCCTTGCCTGTTTGTCCTTGTGCGGGCGCAACCTCTCCAGCGACAGGAACTTGTTCCTCTTGAACATCTCCGCATTGAGGAAGGGGCCAATGGCCTTCGAAATGTTATCGTCCTCCACCACCCACGTAGTGATGTCGTAGAGGTCATTGATCTCGAACATCTTCTCGACCGCCTGCAACGGGTCATACCGCTCTGCATACATATCGACGACGTGGAGGACGCCTTGCGCATCCATGCCGCAGATGACGATGGCGGTGTTGTCGCCCTTGTCGTCGCGTCCGAGAGCGAAGTCGATCGCTGCATACATCATCTTGGGCTGTAGGTGGTCGCTCTGCGTCATTGCACGGAAGTCGGGGCGCTTGAAATAAGCGTCGGCTTCGGCCACAGGTTGCGATAGGTACTCCTGAGAGTAACCCGAGGCATTACCAGCGGCGATGTAGCGTTGTCGCTCCCTCCGTAGGCGGGTCTCAGGCCACTTCTCAGGCCACAGCAGTTCGGAGAAGTCATCGAAAGACCTGTGCGCCTTAAAGCGATAACCCTTCCATCCGCCCTCAGTGTCTGTGACGAGTCGTTCAAGTAGCGAATCGAGGTGTAGGATTGTTCCCAGGAAACGTACTCGCAGATTATCGGACCCACACGGAATGAGGGCGTTGTCGAACCAGTCGCGGAGTTTTTCACGTTGATCCTTTGACATTACGGCTTCGTCGTTTTCGAGGTCGTCGATGATGATGAGAGAGGGGCGCTTGTTGTTCCAGAGGAGACCCCGCACTGCCTGCTGGCCACCTTTGCCGACGATGTGGAACTGGCGCTGACCTATCTGCGCCGTCAGTTCAGTCTCGTTGGACTTGATGACTTCGCAACCAAACTCCGTGATGAGGTCTTCGTTGGTGGTGAGAACGCGGGCAATGTTGGCAAGGTGGCCTGCGGCAAGGCGCTCTGTTGCGGATACAAGGAGAACGAAGTCGTCACTGCCGAACAGCAGGGAGGCGAGAGTGAAGGCCAGGGTGCCTGCTGTGGACTTTGCGTGACCCCGAGGCGCGGCCATCGCCACGTAGGCGTCGTCTGTGCAGAGTGCGGCCCACAGTGCCCGGTGGAACTGCGGCGTCGGCTTGGGCTGGTCGAAGTCGTTCAGCAGGAACGCCTCGACGAACCCTTCCACGAGTGAGGCATCTATCTCGATCCTATTCACCACTGTCACCTTCGCCTATGTATGCCGACCCTTCGGTCGGTGCATCCAGAAGGGCCGGGTCCTTGCGCCCAAGTGCGCGGAGCTTCTGCGCCAGCACACTGAGGGCCTGCGTATCGCCCGCCACCACAGTCGGCTCGTTCCTGACGAGTTGCCTCTTCATGAAGGCCGTGTCCATGATCTTCGCTATGTCCACCGCCCGGATGGCTGACCTCTTGATGATCTTGGTCCCATTGGGCAGTTCCTTGATGCTGGTGATCTCCCCATTTTCCAACCTATCCTCCAACAGGGTGATGCTCTTCTCCACGATCCTTGTGAAGCCCGCATCTATCTTGACCCTGCTCTCACTCTTGACCTTGTTGACCTCTTCCTGCCACCAGGGCTGGCTCATCAGCTTCTTGATCTCGTAGACCGTCGTCTGGTAGCGGCGAGCCGTGGCGGCGATGTTGCCCACGTTGACCCAATAATGACAGGCGGCGACCTCCCAGGGCACCCTGCCGTCCGGTGCGCCACTGGCCTCATCAGCCGGATTCTCGAACACTACGGTCCCGTCTTCCATCACTTTCACGATGGCTACCTATGTCCCCATGCCTGCGGCATGTCCCGTTATCTGTTCCATCACCACTGCAAACGAATCGCTGTCCATGAGCCAGTCTACCATCTGCCGGTCTAGCATCAGCGCCTGCGCAATCTCATCCCGATTGTAACCTTCGGCGCATAGCTGCGCCACCCGTTGAAGAAGCGTCATGGTGGACTCCAGTAATTGGGGACAGATCCTTACCTACTCTTAGCCAAATATAGCAGAAAAATAAAAAAATGAAAGGAAACTCGCTGAGAACCCATGACAGCATGTTGCACTGCACAATGACCTATGTATGGTGTTGCACCATTCCATCCGGTCAAAGCCGTTATGCGCGCATGCGCATTTGCCCCCACCCGGCCTTCGTGCCGCAGGGTTTCTACCTACGTGGGCGGGCACATTGCATGCAGGGCGGCATGAACTGTGCCACTTCGAGTAGGTGCAAACACCGATGCACAAACGCTTCGCATTGCCTACGATGGAAGAGTATGCGATGCAATGCAATGAGGCATACGGGTACATGCGGGTACATACGGCACACAGGAGATGAGAGATGGACCCACTGACACTGGTATATGGAGCGGTATGGACAATGTATGCGCCGCTCTTCTGGCCAATCCTGGCCTATGGCAACACACTGTTCTAACGTGAGGTGAAAGATGAACGCACTACTCAATATAGGCGCCGACCGAAAGGACGGGCCAATGGTCACTGCGGCAGAGATTGCCAAGGTGTTTTACAGGCTGGACGTCAGGGCATTGCGGCATGAGGTGAGAGAGCCGCTGCACAATGGGGACGAACTGACGCACGTTGTGCATGTGCATAGGTGGAACAAGGACAAGGCAATGCGCATTAGTGAATTGCTGGGTCAGGATTGCATAGCACAGTATGATCTGGACAGGTGCGAAGGGGCATTGATTGGGCCCAGGGCGGACAAGTGGGGCGAGTTTAATCCGCAATTCTTCAAGCTCCTTTGAATGAGGCACATTGCGCAAGCAATGCGGGAATAGGTGAAAGTACTGATTGGTGTGGTGGTTTGGCTGGAGATATATTGCTTTGTAGCGGCGGCGCTGCTGCTGCACTAACGGCGCTAAAAGCGCAAAGGGGTCTGTGATGGAACATGTTAAGTGGGACTGGGTAAAGGTGGCGGCACGTGCGCCCATTCAGCACAAGGTGGCAAGTGCGGGAGTGTTAGCAGTGCTGTACTTCGTGCTTGAGTATCATTTTCAGGCGCACACCGCCAGCAAGGTGGTGGAGATGTTCGGGGTCATCCCCTTTGCAGACAGGTGCGTCGAAGTAGCCGAACGGATTGTAGGGGAGTGACATGTTGATCCTTCTTGGGGTGGTGTTGGTGGTGCTGGCTTTCGCGCTGCCGGAGTGACAGGTCGAAACCCTGCTACGCAGATAGACACTGCGCAAGGGTCCGCACGTAAGGCGTGCGCTGACGAGACCGATGCGCCTATGCGCATCACAGAGTGATGGGGAATTAGGTAGCCAAAGGAGGTGTGAAATGCTGGGCGCAAAGTATGCAACCAAGAAGGAATTAAAGGCACAGGTTGGCCAGTCACTGCGGTATGTGGAAACGAGTATGTTCGGCCCGGAGTACACGCCGGATGGCAAGTTTGTGGTGGTCGGCCCCGATCCATACACCAATCGGAAGTGGTATGCCGAAGTCGTGATGGAAGGAGGAAAGATCAAGAGCGTCAAGTGACGGGAATTCCCCCATAGTTCTGCTATGCGCACAGGAGGTGTGGGGGATTAGGTAGCCAAAGGACAAAGGAGGTGTGAGATGGATGCAGGAACGGCAGCCCTGTTAGGGCTTGACCAAAGAGAGCGCGAAGCAAAGCGCAGGGGTGATGTGTTCGAGGTGGACCTGTATGAGCCGCTTGACAGCGACGACGCAGGTAATAGGGTACAGGAAGAAACGTTCGCGGACGTGCATGAGGCGCGCAAGTGGGCATTCGACCGTTCGCATGAGGGGTTTGACGCGATCGTGCGCTGCAACGGGCAATACCTTGGCGAGTATGACGCCGAATGACGGGAACGTACTCATGGCTTCGCCATACGCACAGCGAAGCTGTGAGGGAATAGGTGTGCGTGCAAAGGGGTCTGACATGTTTGAACTACCGAAGTGGAAAGGGATTGAAGAGGCGATGCAGGACGTGCGCCTTACGGCACGCGACAAGGGTCTCGAGAGGGGCATCTTGCTGCGCAAGTCGGGCGAGCGCATTCTGGACATGATGGGAACCGACAAGAGCGTTCAATTCCCCGATTGGGCAGAGAAGCTTAAACGCGGCAAGGACGTGTTCATCATTCACGGCCATCCGGGCTTGCCCGCTGAATTGAGCGACGCCGATGTCAAGTGCATTCATGCTATGGGAGCGGCAGGCAACATGGCCGTCAGTGGTGTGGATGACACTGTTAGCTGGACGAGCGGCATCGACTTTCGCCATATGGAAGAGGTGCCAGTGTTCTTCAGGGAAATGTCGGCACAGCGCTTCATGGAAGATGCCTTGGCGTATTCAATGGCCAGGATGGGCGAGAGGTCCAATAAAGGCTGGGCAGAGCTTGATGAGCGATGGGTCGTGCTTGCGCACCTGTGCAACGCCGCGTATGTGGAGGCAGGGTTTTTACTGGATTACCACTTGCGCCAAGGCAGTGTAGAGTCAGCGTTACTGGAGAAGTGGGCAGCAAAGCGTTGATCGGTGTGGTGGACACGGCACAGGGTCGTGTCCCCTTTTCGACAAGGAGTAAGGTGATGGCACAGAATCAGATAGTGCGCGGGGTGCAGACGAATATCCTTCAGACTGCACGCGGACCTGGTGTGGTGTATCGCGGGACGCTCGTGGCCATACGCGAAGGCGATGTTGTCATCCTGCGTTCGAACGGATGGCGCACAGCAACAACGAAGTTGAGGATGAACCAGTTCGCCAACCAGTTTTGCGACGGCGCATTCAGCATCTATCAGCACAAGGGTGAATGGTACGTACAGAACAACGCACGCAACGAGACTGAAGTGTTCTTTGATGGAATTCAGATCAGCATTGCAAAAAGGGAAGGCCTGTAAAATGGTCATATTGTTATCCTTGGGCATGATAGTAGTACCTGTTCTCTTAAGTGTATGGTATGGATGGAGGAAGAAATGACTACGGTAAGGAAATGGGACGTGCATCTCGCCACGCCTGGGGTAAAAGGGGAGTTCACCGTCCGCATTACGGCGAGCGACGAACTGACTGCACTTGCGGAGGCGCTTCGCCGCTTTCCCGCGTGCTATGTAGTAGTGACTCATGAGGTGAAATGATGGACCAACTGGACAAGATGATCGCTTGGGAAGAGGGCGAACTGGATGATGAAGGGACGATTGACCTGTTTCAGGAACTGATCGACTCGGGGCTTGCGTGGCGGCTGCAAGGCTGCTACGGGAGGATGGCGCAAGCGCTGATCGACAACGGACTTTGCCACTATCGGCGCAGGACGCCGGAATAGGGGACAGCTATGGAAAAGGTGCTTTTGATAGCTTTCATCATAGGGGTGTGGTCCGTGGTCTTTTGGGGACTGCGGCTACAGAACCGGATGACAAAGGACGAATGGCGGCGATATGGCTCCTACATGGGCACCGTTACTGGATTGGGTATCGTGCTAGGGATGACGGCGCTCATGGTGCTGGGCGGGCGCGTAGGCCCATAGGCGGGGCAGATTTGAGGACAGGGCATCGAGAGGTGCCCTTTTTTGTGTCAGAAGTGGGGGAGAAACGAAAAAAACAGAAATTACATTAGGTTTTTAGATTTACCGATTTACCGATTTATCAATCGGCGCTCCGGCCCCTCGGGGTTATATTCGACTGGTACTACCCCTGTTGAATTTTTTATTAATTTAAGGTAATTCTTCCCCTTATACACCTTATATTATATGTGAGGGTAGTAGCTGTCAAGGAGAAAGTTGTAACAAATTGTTTCTTCACACAAGAAAAAAAGAAGGGGAAAACGCCCGGACCCGAATTGATAAATCAATAAATCAATAAATCTACTACACCAACCTATCGACTACCCCTCATCCATAGAAAACTCTCATTGGACCCATCTCCCACATTCCCCTACACTGTGACTCATGCACTAACCAACACGGGGAGCGAGATGGGAAAAAGAGGCACTCCAAACACTCCGACACCTTTGGACCACTTCATCGCTATCGACTTTGAAACTCTACAGTATGTTGCGGACCACGGTCAAATCACGATCAACTTCGCAACGGACAGTCAGGCATGTAACACGATGTCGCGGCTGCGCCGACTGCAAAAGAGTCTCGCAGCCTACAAACCGGACGATCCACTGTCAATTGCGGCGAAGTCGTTTGTGTTCAAGTGGAGAGTGCGAACAACATACCTGACCATATCGGACAGGTTGCGGTCCCAAGAGACTGATGCAATGCGCAAGGCGCTCGAAGGGAAGTGTGATGTAGTGAGTTCAGACCCGATGGAGCTAACGACGCCGATTGACGTCGATGCCCTTGAGGCAGAATATCAGGCAGAGCAGGCTAGACTAAAGGAGCAGGCAAATGGCAACGAAGCAGGCAAAGGTTGAGGTCTCAACCATCATTCATGACGATGGCGGCTTCACCCACACACTCAATTACACGAATGGGCATACACGGGTCTTCTCGGTCGCACCAGACCACGAACTCTATGCACGATTCGCCGCAGCAGGGGCGAAGGGCAAGATTCTCGGTGCGGCAAACAGCGCCGATGATAGCGACAAGGCCGTCACCAAGGTCGATGCGCTACTCGATGCGTTTGACGAGGGCGAATGGTCCCTGGTTGGTGAGGGTGGTCCTAAGTATAGTCCGCTTGTACGTGCGTTGGCAGAACTCAAGGGCATCAGTGAGGGCGAAGCTAACACAATCGTCAAGGGACTGACCAAGAGCCAACAGGCGAAGCTGCGGAGAACCGAACGCATCGCAACCCTCATCGCAAAGTTCAAAGGGGAGACAGACGGCGACGCAGTTCTCGATGACTTGTTGAAGGACGAGGGCGACGATGCTATTGAACGTGTCGCCTGAAGAACTGGTACTGCTTAAGGCGGCAATCGACATTGCACGCATCGCAGCTTCAGGGTACAGTGTAAGGCAGTGTCCCGAAAGGGCAGAGATCAGTGAGAACTGGGACAAGTTTAGCAAGTTGCGTGAACGCGTTCATCGACTTGAGTCACAAAGGGAGTTTCACATGGCACATCCAGCAAAGGCAGGTCGCAAGTACATCCACGTAGCACTCGATGAAGAAGTGCATGACAGGGTACATTCGTACCTTCTGCATCAAGGGAACGGGAAGATCATTACAGGGGCACTTGGGCACCTTGTTGAGAGGGCGCTTACGGACTACCTGAACCGGAACCCCGCAGTGTTGTGGCCAGGCACCGAAAGGGACGCCAACGCCGCATAGTTCAACGGGCCAGGGCGTCTCATGACGAGCCGACTGTAGTGGCAAGAAAGCCGCCCGCCTACAGGACACGGTTCTAGGACGAAACCTGGCCCACCAATGAGCACGTCTACACAGACCCAGACGTGCGCATCGGGATACTTGCCCTTTCCACCCGTACAAAAGGAAGGGCACGATGTTGCGCCAAGGCGTGAAAGCGTGAAGCAAGTAGCGTGCAAGGCCAGTCATCCCCGGGTGGACTCTAACTACCCGGCCAGCTTGTACAGGGCAGAACACTGGTCTAGCATGGATTTACATGCGCGAGCCAGTCAGGGTTAAACCGGCCAGTGTCCTGCACCTGTGCTACCAGCACTAATAGTTAGGAGTCCAAGCGATGAGCTTGCGCCAACTTGATGCAGCCGGTACAGTGGAAGTGTGGTCCCGCTACATGCTGGCGTTCTATGGGGACCAGCAATTCTACTGCTATGAGTGGTTCCATGAAGCAAAACCCGCACGGAGGCGGAAATGAGACTTGTGAAGTTCTATGGTCCTAATGAACGTGGGCTGGACCATCCTATATGGATCAACAGGGAATACGTTGTTCTTGTCCGGAAAGCTGATGATGACTGGCCTGGTTGTGCGTTCATCTACACTCAAAACGAAACGGACCCTATCATTGTGCAAGGCACTGTTGACGTCATTGTTTGGGACTTGAGGAACGCACCATGATCGCAGGCAAGACCCCATCAATCGACGGCAAGGAGGTCTGTTGTCCGTCCGTGCCGTTGTATCTTGTGAAGTCGTTTGGCCACACTATCGACCTGGACATGTCCCACTACAACGCAACCTGCACCTACGACCGTGCGGTAGCGGCCCACAAGGAGTTGTGGAAGATGGATGAGCATGGTGTGTGGAAACTTTTGCGCGAAACGCGCTGTGGAAAGGAGATTGACGAGCATGGCAAAGCTATCAGCGAAGGAGTTGCTGGAGAAAGTAATTGAACTGGTGCGAAAGGAGGGTAAGGGCATGACACTGTTCATTGCCCTGTCCGACGAGCTTGGGACGTGCAGCACTGTCAAGGTGGCGCACGAACTGCTGGACGAGCAGCCGGAACATGCGGCTAACTCACTTATCATCCTGGCATCGAACTACTACCAGCATTTCATTGCGCCCGAAGTGGACGTTAACCGTTTCGCTGTGGACGCAAAGACAGGCAAGAAATTCCCCGAGGGTGGCGGTTCCACCCATTAACCCCACGACAGGGTGGAGCAGAAAGCGTGAGCGCAACACAGCAAGCCAAGGCACGGAGGCGGCAAGCCGCTTCTGGCTTTATGGACATGGCACCGCAGGACCGTCCGCACTACAAGAAGCGCAGCAAGGAAGCCAGTGCGGCGCACCTGGCGGCGGTCATTGCAAAGGAACAACGTATCCGCATGGCGGCGAGGAGGAAGAAATGATTTATGCTCTTTTTTTACTGTGGTGTGCTGTTTCAGGGTTTGCTTGGGGTATTTTTGGCCCCAAGCTGGTAAATGAAAACGGTTTTATATGGGGAGCGGGTCTTCTTGGATTAGTGTGTTTTAATTGTTATCTTGGGTCGTTACTATGATCCACAGCATTCAGGAGATGCGTGGGTGGTTGGAGGACGTTCGGTATCTCGACTACACGTTCGTCATAGTACGCGATGGTGGAGATGACAGGACGTACCTTCAGGCCACTTTCATGGAACCGGATATTGTGACCGGACGCAACGAGGAACAGTTCACAAGGAAGTGGAAACTGTCCCCGCACATGACCAAGAGCGAGTTGATCCAGACGGCGTTCAAGTGCGCCCTGACAAGCGCAGAGCATAGGTGCCGGGAACACTTCCGCTACAAGGGGAGTGCAGTCTACAGTCCGCACTATGACGTGGACGAACTGGAGAAACTGTGCAAACGTCGTGGCTTTGACTACAGGGAGGCATCATGATCCTGATTCACGGACTAACCCTGCTGTGGGTTCTGATAGGCGCATACCTCGCAGGGTGGTTGACCGGATGCGCCTACAGGGTGTGGAGGAGGAACAGGTGAGCATGCGACGGCTCCGCAAAGGAAACGGATGGGGTCAGTCGCCCGTCAGGGTGGAGGTGGTTATGTCGTTTGAAAATGCACTAGGCAGTGTGGTGAGCAGGGTCCGCGCCATAGAGGCCACGATTCAGGCTATTGAGGATGACTTGGCTATCGAAAAAGCCAAATTGACCCAGGCGCTCGCGGACCTTAAACTGATTCAACAGGAATTGAGGCCAAAGGAATGACCACTGACATGAACATCGACCTGACACTGGTGAACCGCGCCCTGAAAGACCTGCAATACTGTCTCGACCAGCGCACCGCCGCACTTGACCGTGCCATGATCGAACTACAGGAAGGACAGTCACGCTTCATGTCCTCGGTCTTCGAAACGGCGAACACGGCGCACATGACAGTCATGGCCCTCGAACAAAGGGTCAAGCAACTTGAACTCATCGTAAGGGGACTACGTAATGACACCCGAAGTGAGGGGGCGGATACAAGCTATACGCAGCACTCTGGCCTTGCCCGAGACAACGGAGTCTGAGCGCATAGCCCTCGTCCGCGAAGCGGTGGCACTGGTGCGTGAAGCCCGAGGCAAGGTCATCGAAGTGGTCGAAGCCAAGCGTCCCGCGAAACGTGCAGCAAAGAAGTCAGGAGATGATCTCCTTGACGATCTTCTAGGAGAGAAGAATGGCGGATAGTTACTATGAGTCGTGGGAGAAATTCAGGGAGTTTGCAAAGCCCTATCTCTCGTCCGATGACCCGGTTGTGGCATATCAGATCGAGTCGATCTTCTTCAGGGCGTACCTGATTGCGATGGACACCACATTGCAGATTGGTGAGAAAGCCGACGAACTGGGCGCACTGGTTGAGGAACTGCACAAGGTGCGGGAGCGCCTTCACGAAGAGTTTGTGCGCCTGAGCGCATTGGAGAAAGCATGAGTACGAATCTGTTTGATGAGGACTTCAACGAATTTCTTAAAAGCAATGTATCGGCCAGGGGTCTGCCTGACGAAGCTAAAACAACACTACGGATGGTTGCGTTTGCCTTTTGGGTCAAGGGTTCACACCGTGCACTGGAAGCACAACGCAAAGGTAGCCTGCTTCAACTTATTGAATCCATGCTCACCGAAGCAGTCAGCACTGAAGGAGATGCACAATGAGTACGTCCACCACAACCACTACCACAACGGCACCGACCGGCGAAGTAACCATCCAGAAGGTTGAGGAAGCCTGGGGTAGGGACGTGTCCGCTGTTCATACTTTCCTGTCGCACTGGCTCTCGCATATCGAGACCGTGGCCAAGAGTGGCGCATGGGTCGGCCTTGCCACTGCCGCCTTCACCTTTGCGAAGCACATTGTTTGAGGTCAGCATGAACAAGCAAACAATCTTTGATGTTGTGCTGTTCGGCCTACGGGCGCAAGGTTGTCAGTCGCTGAATGCCAGCATCCGTCAATGCATGTATCGGGATGACAAAGGCAATCGTTGCGCCGTGGGTATGTGGATACCAGACAGCACATACAACGAGAGCATGGAAGGGGTGGGAGTAGCAAAGTTGATTGATACATACCCAATTTCGGTTCCAACGTGGTTCCACGAGGAAAAAGACCTATTGGAAGCGCTTCAGGGCGCGCATGACATGTCCTGTAAAGCCCGGTTCATGCAGGACTTCGAAAACAGAATGCTTTGGGTTGCAAACCGCTTTAACCTTGTCTACACACCCCCCGGCATTGAAATGCCGATGGCTGAAGCACTCTACACAGAACTGGAGAAGAGGAATGGCAAACGAACCAAAGTTTCCGCCTGTTCTTGATGCGACGATGCTGTCGGCAATGCGCTGTCCGAGGAAGTTCTACCTTGCCCACGTATGTCGCTACCGGCTCGACGGCGACGAGGAGTCAATCCACCTCGTTGCTGGCAAAGCCTACGCAAAGGGACTGGAGGTTGCACGGCTCGCCTACATGCAGGGCTGCACCCCTGAAGAATGTCTTGAGAAAGGAACTGAAGCCCTGATTGAGGAATATGGTGATGCACAATGCCCTGACACCGAGGCCAAATCCCTGGACCGCATGGTGGGAGCTTTGGAGTACTACCTTAGCGAGTACCCCCTGGATGATGACCCTGCCCGAATCTCAATCCTGGCCGGGGTTCCCGCAGTGGAGTGGCGATTTGCACTTCCATTACCCTTCAATAACCCTGATACTGGCTTGCCCCTTCTCTACGCAGGGCGCACAGACGCAATAATGGAATTTTGTGGAGCACGCTATGCCGAAGATGACAAGACCACAAAGTCCCTTGGCGCAAGGTGGGCAAATCAGTGGGACCTCCGATCCCAATTCATGGGGTATGCGTGGGCGGGCCGGGAGTTGGGGCTGCACCTGCAAGGGACTCTCGTTCGAGGAGTATCTATCCTTAAGACCAAGTATGAGACCGCTCAGGCAATCGTCAACTCACCGGACTGGAAAATTGACGAATGGGTCGAACACAGGGACTATCTCCTGAAAAGGGCGCTTTCCAACTACACCCAGTCGCAGTATTGGGAACCAGCACTTGATGACACATGCAACGAATATGGTGGTTGTGCCTTCAGAAGCGTTTGTGGAATTCCACCAGAAAGGCGTATCAACTGGTTGTCCACAAACTTTGTCGAATCCACCTGGAACCCATTGACAAGGTAGGTCTTGTGTTCCTTTGGATATGGTTGTTTGTAGTTCTACTATGTAATGCGAGGATATCATGACAGTTCGCTATATTCACCTTCGAGAAAGAGACATTTTCGGCCGCCTTAGCCCGACAGGGGGCGTAACCGTGGCCTACGACGTTGCCGACAATGGCACAGTCACCTACACACATTCGGAGTGTAGCTGGAAGGACCACTATTGCAAGCGCATCGGGCGTTCAGTGTCTCAAGGTCGGTTGGAGAAAGGACACAATGTGTGCTCCTTCACCAAGGTCGATGGGGTCAATGTGGTGGAGCAGATTATCAACTACCAGACCCAGCTAGAGAAGAAAGCTGCCTAAAGGGGCCAGATCATGTCCACAGTCATCGCTCCTGCCACGGCCATCTCGGGAACTACAGGACTTGCCGCTGCGCCGACTGGCGCACTGGCCGGTGCCCAAACGTGGCTATGCACCCTGACAGTCCAGATCGACATGCCCCAATCCATGTCGGGCACTGACACCGAGAGCGTCATTGCGCAATGGATTGCCACTGCCGCTAACGCCATTGGCCTACCCGGCAACGTGTCTGTGACCCTTCTAGCCACTCAGGGCAACGTCACTGTGGCCACCCCAACACCCGGTGCAGTGGTGGCTGCTGCACCCTTACCCCCAGCGAGTCCGGTATGAGCGAAGACATCATCAATGGCTTTAACACTATCCTCATGGGACCTAGTGGTACAGGGAAGACACATGCAATCGGCACGCTTGTGGAGACAGGTCTTGAGGTCTTTTACATTCCCCTGGAATCTGGAGCAGAGTCTCTTGTTGGTTACTGGACGGACAAAGGTGAGACAGTTCCCACGAACCTTCATCTTCACGCTCTCCAGCAGCCACAATCCTCTTTCCTGGACATTGCGGAGGCGGCAAAGAAGACCAACTCCCTCCCCCACGACGCCGTGATGAAGATGGTTGACGCAAGAAGGACAAAGTATGACGGATACCTTAAGCTACTTACAGCGCTCCACGGTTTTACTGACCAACGAACAGGTCAGGTCTTTGAGCCTGCGGACCAATGGGGCACGGATAGAGTTATCGTGCTCGATGGACTCACTGGACTTAACGATTACGCTATGCAACTCGTCATTGGAGGGCGCGCAGAGCGTACACAAACTGATTGGGGAGTTGCTCAGGCATACGTCATGTCCCTTATCAAAAAACTCTGCGATGGTTGTCGCTGCCATTTTGTGCTCATTGCCCATGTGGAGCGCGAGGTTGATGTCGTTCAGGGAGGGGTCAAGCTGATGGTCAGCACGTTGGGGAAGGCAATAGCCCCCATCATCCCGGCCAAGTTCAGCGACGTGGTGCTGACCAAGAAGGACGTGAACAAGTTTACGTGGTCAACGGCGGAAGCCAATGCCGACGTAAAGAACCGGAACCTTGCACTGGCAAGCGGCCTGCCGCCATCGTTTGGCCCCCTCTATGAGAAGTGGCTCAGTCGTTCTACAGGAGCAAGAGGATGATCTCCCACTTCTATCTCCACATCTCAATAGGCCACTTCAATCCTATTGACGCCCGTGTCACAGGCTGGCGTGAGGTGGGGGGCGAAGCGGAGACGACCGTACACATCGAGCGGATAGTTGTCGATGGGAACATCACCAGTGAGGCATACACACAGCACCTTTTGAAGACATATCCAAGTTTCTACCGAGAGATTGAGCGCAAGCTGGGACTACCCCTTTATTCACTACGTTACACTGGAGCATCACAATGAGTCTCTTTAACCCGGATACCTTCCTTGACGAAGAACAGGAAGAGCTATCAACCGAACGTACCCTTATCCCCGTAGGGGTGCATGCCGCCTTTGTGGCAGATCAGGCCGTCAAGCATGGCACAAGCGACGAGGGTGTCGATTGGGCACGCCTTGAACTGAAGTGGCAGATCACCGAGCCTGCTGTCCTCGCTGAACTAGACCGTGAGAAGGTCTTCATCACGCAGCGTATCATGCTGCGCATCGACGAGAACACCGGCAAGCTGTCCACCAAGAAGGGCGACAACTACATCCTGGGTCAGGTGCGCAAGGCACTGGGTTGCCCGAAGGGTCCGTTGAGTGATCTTGTTGGCCGTCAGGCCCTGATCGAGGTCAAGCACCGTGCCTATGAGGGCACCATGCAAGAGGACGTGAAGAGCGTAGCCGCCGCCTGATGGTAAAGAGGGGTAGGGCCGCATGTCCCTCCTCCTGCCGGTCAAGGCAAGGCTCACCGGTCCCCTCGAAAGAGCCTTCCACCCTATTCATTGGAGAATGGACATGATCGTTGCAGCAGCAGTATATGCACTGAAGTATGAGTGGCAGGATGAGCCTTCCTATCAGGTGTTTGTGGGCGCACGCTACAACACCGAGGAAGAGATCAACAAGCTGGCGAGACAGGAGTATGTCTACATCAGCCCCATCCACCTGGACATTGAAGAACTCACGCCTGGGCAATTCCGGGCACGGCAGGTTGCCGCGTTGCGCAAGAAGAAAGAAGCCCTGCGTGACGAGTTCACCAAGCAAGCGGGCTATGTCCAGGACCACATCGAGAACCTACTTGCCCTTGGGGACGAGAGCCATGACCTGTGATATCTGGGCACACATCGAGGACATCCTCAGTGGCCTTGCGTTCTTCATTGTCATCATGACAGTGATTGTTGGCATAGGCTACCTTGTCACAAGGGGTTGATGATGAAGGATGACGCCATTGACGGCGTGACGCACAGACAGGAGGAGGTGCTGAAGCATGACAAGACCCTGGGGCCATTTGTCCACTTCACACCTCCCGATGTACCGCACGACCTGTCCGTCCGCATCTTTAACATGAGCGCAACGAAGACTTACGTCGTGCGCATCTACGAAGTGGTGGAGTTGACCCAGCTTCCAAAGGGGAAGAAATGATTCGTCAAGCTATCTGTGCAGGATTATGTGCGGTGGCGTTGTGGTCGCATGGTGCAAGGGCTGAGTCATTCTTCCAGGCAGAGGTTGGCCTGGGTGCAGGCTTCGCCCGCGATATGGGCGATGACATTTGGGTCCAGAAAAAGGGAGGAATACCTGACAATGAAACACTTATCACTCCCACTGTGGTGGTGGGCGTCACTGGTATTTTGTATAGGCGCGGCTTTATGGACGCTCGTTATCATCTTGACTACACATACTCCGGCCAGCAGCGCGCCTCCTGCATGTGTGTGTCCGACGCAGACTACTTCTCGGGTAACTACAACGGAACCCGCTACGCCTTCAATGGGTTTGGACATGTACAGGGAATTAGCTTCACCCTGGATGTAGGCTATACCCTTTACGGATGGCGGCTCTTTGTTGAAGGAGGCCCCTGGGTTGACTGGGCGACGTGGCACGAGTCGATCAACACCACTACCGCCAACCACAAGACCACGCCTGAGTTCGGCTGGGTCTATGGTGGTGGTGTGGAGAAGGGGAACCTGTCGCTGCGCTACCGCTATTATCAGGTGCGGGAAGCATGGAACCCTAACCCCGGCCTGGTGACAGGCATCTCGATGCTGTATCTGAACTATCGTTTCTAGGAGAAGGACATGTATGCATTAATCTTCCTGGCTGTTGGCACATGGACTAACGGAACCACTGGACAGCAGGTCCACGAGACAGTGCAGGTCCCTTCGGTGACTGTGTGCGCCCAACTCATCAACGCAAACCTCACCCCCATTGAAGTACATGGTGGCGCTGAAGAGGGCACATGGTATCTGACCTCGGGTGAATGCAAGGTAGTGGAGGTGCAAAAATGAGTCATTATGACCCACTGTGGACAGTAATAAAGGCCCTCATCATCAGGAACGGTGGCACCGTCACCCTGACGCACGAAGAGTATGACTATGCACAGACAGTGACCGCCGATTCCACGGTCAATGACAAGGACCAGTTCGTCCTGACCATCAGGGGGAGGGACAATGACTCCTAATATAGTGTTGTTCGATATCGACAACACCCTGGCGGACATGGATCATCGGCTGCATTACCTGGAACGGGCTGAGATCGACTGGGATGAGTTTGAGGATCAGGCAGTATATGACCTGCCTATCCCTCAAACAATTGTGACGGCACAGGCGTTCAACGTGGCGGGCAAACAGGTGTGGTGCTGGACGGGCAGACGCGAGCGAATCAGGGCACTTACGGAAGCGTGGCTCAAGAAGCATGGCGTGCCGTTCGCCCAGTTGCTGATGAAGCCCACCGACAGCCAGAGTCCTGCGGAACTATGGAAGCTGCGGTGGCTCAACGAATCTCCCATCCCAAAGGACCGGGTGATTTGCGCCTACGACGATGACCCGCGAGTGGTAAAGGTCCTGCGCGAGCAGGGTAAAATACTGGTTAACAAGGTAGTGAGGCCAGAATGAAAGATCATGATATGAGAGATATCCCGGATGCCGACATCTACGGGAAGCAAGCTCCCACAAAATTTAAGCCAAAGAAAGCATGCTTCCGCTGTGGTGTATGGGACACTTCGCTGTCCACATATACAAAGACCTACGAAGACTGTGACAAGATTTTTGCGAACCCTAACATGGCCCAATACCGGGAGGGGGGCAATCGTGATCCCTTTGCATCCATGCGGCCCGCTGGCTGCGTCACAGGCACTTCGGGTAGCAGTGCGGGTAGCAGTGGTGCCTATACTACTGGCGCAGCAGGTGGTAAGACTGACTACACCCCTGGTGTAGCGGGTGGTACTACCTTGGGTAGCAAGGGCGTAGGCGCAAGCGGCATGCCTGTCCGGCGTGATGTTCCTGCCCAAGGTAACACACCGTGGAGCGCTCCCGCTGAGAAGCGTCCTGGCCTGGCCCCCGAGACCATCGACCGCGACGCTTACGACGAATTCATGAAGGGGTTGTGATGAGCATGATCTTCTACAGCTATCAGGTTCCCGAAGACTGCCCGCTCTATGACATGGAGTGCTACGCAGTCTTCATTGCCTACAATCCGATCGATGGGGAGACTGCGTTCTTCAATGTTCTCGACGGAGGAGATGTTATTCCCTTCGACGCGGAGTTGATGCGCTATGTCGGCCAAAGGTGGGTAGACTTTTGTAAGGAGCGTGGCATGCCCTTACATCAGTCTCCCGAAGAAGGAAAGGGATTCAACATCCACGCGCACCAGGACTTCATGAGGTCGCTATGATTAAATACTGTCTTCATCCCGGCTGGGTGTACTCAAAGAATGATGGAGACGAGCACTGGATCAGCTATAACCAGTTAATTCAGTTATATCACCTTGACCCACGAGACTGTGTAAATTATGCCTATATATGGGATAGAGGCCATAGCGAGTACATACACCTATACCCAAGGTTAAATGGGGATTACTGCGTGAGGTCGCTATGACACACAAGGTCGGAGACAGAGTGTGGTGTCCTGTCCCGGACAGCTGGGGCGTTGAGGATACCCACCTGGAAGGCACCGTAACGGCTGTCAGCAAGGTTGCTGGCATCCCCTACTGCACCGTACAGATAGATCAGGTGACAAAAGTCGGCAGCATCTTCTTCGGCCCTGACGACAAGTGGTACGAACTGAAGACAAAGGTGTACCTATGACAGTCCCCTCTTCCGGGCCGATGGATGCCCGCATCATGATCGTGGGCGAAGCCCCCGGCGTGGACGAGGTACGACTCAACACACCCTTTGTGGGCGCAAGCGGACAGTTGCTCGACCGGATGCTAGCGGACGCAGGCATCAGTCGCTCCCAGTGCAGGGTCACGAACGTATGCAGGGAGCGGCCCCCCGGCAACAAGATCGAACTGTGGACACCACGCACCAAAAAGACACAGGATGAAAGTCGCTCTCTTGGCTGGCCTACTTTGCTTGGCCGCGTGGTTCATCCTTCTGTGGCTGATGGTTACAGACTTCTCCTGGCAGAGATTGAAGCAGTTCGCCCTACGGTCATCATCGCCCTCGGCAACACCGCCCTGTGGGCGCTCACTGGTCTCGATAGTGTTGCAAAGTGGCGAGGCTCTACCCTGGAGACGGAACATGGACTCGTGCTTCCTACCTATCACCCCGCCGGTGTCTTGCGCCAATGGACACTTAAGCCATGTGTCGTGCAGGACTTGCGGAGAGCATCCGATGCGCTGCGAAGGTATCCGCATCATCCAGAGTGGTCTTTTCTTGTACGTCCTACGCTGTCCCAGGTGCGGGACACCCTTGAACGCCTTTATAACGAGAGTGAAAGAGGCCCGCTGAAGCTGGCAGTCGATATTGAGACGAGAGCCGGTCACATTGCCTGCATCGGCGTAGCCTGGAGTAACACTCATGCCATTTGTATCCCGCTACTGTGTGTGGAAAGGCCCGAAGGGTACTGGTCAATGGAGGACGAGGCTGAGATTGTGTGGCTTCTCTATAGGCTACTCACGCACCCTAACGTACTCACGGTCGGCCAAAACTTTATTTACGATGCGCAATATATCCTTAGACATTGGCACTGGGTTCCACGCAAAGTTAGAGATACGATGGTAGCCCAACACGTATGCTATCCCGGCATGCAAAAGTCCCTCGACTTCATAGCCTCAATGTATTGCGACTACTACGTCTACTGGAAGGATGACGGCAAGGAGTGGGACAAGCACGGAGATGATAATGAAGATCAGTATTGGCGATACAACTGTGAGGACTGCATTCGCACGTTTGAAGCCGATACCGTCCTACAGGAAGTGGTCGATAGAATGGGTCTGCGTGGACCACATGACTTCCAGCAGTCGCTCTTTGGTCCTGTTCTTAGGACGATGGCACGCGGCGTTCGTGTTGACCAGGACCAGCGTAAGGCCATGTTAAAGGAGCTAAAGGAACATGCACAGCAGCTTCAGGCGGAAGTTACCGAGATGGTTGGGTATGAACTAAATCCGAAAAGCCCAAAGCAGATGTGCACCTTCTTCTACGACGAGATGGGCGCAACAGCTATCCGCAATAGGAAGACAAAGGCACTCTGTTGCGACGATGAGGCGCTTGACAAGATTGGACAACGAGAGATACTTCTTAGACCAATCACTGATCGCATCAAGGCGTACAGGTCTTGTGAAACCATAGCTTCGAATGCGCTTAAGGCGAGTGCAATCGGCTACGACGGTAGAATACATTGCTCGTATAACATTACCGGCACCATAACCTTTCGGTTCTCAAGCAGTACTGATGCCTTCGGCAGCGGCATGAACCTTCAGAATATCACAGCAGGGGATAAGGAATGAAGAACTTTGAAACATTCGGCGCACGCCTCTATCGACTTCGGATGGAGCGCGACATGAACCAACGAATGCTTGCCACCAGAATAGGTGCGCACCCATCAGCCATAGGCTACTATGAGAAAGGTAAACAACACCCTGGCTACTGGGCACTCGTAGAGATGGCCCATGTCCTCAACGTATCCCTAGACTACCTGATGCTTGGAGAAGAGTATGCCAATGCCCAACATACAAAAGAATCGCAGCTACGTGAAGCACGGGATGACGAATACTCCCGAGTATCGCGCGTGGCAGGAAATGATCCAGCGGTGCTACAATCCAAACGGGAATAGATATCATCGCTATGGTGGTAGAGGCATTACAGTATGTGCAAGATGGCTGGAATCGTTTGAGAACTTCTATAAAGACATGGGAGACAGGCCCTCTATTAGACACTCCCTAGACAGAAAGGACAATGACCTTGGTTACTATAAAGAGAACTGTCGATGGGCAACCCCGGGTCAACAAGCCTACAATAAAACCCATAAAAAGAACTCTACAGGAAGGGTAGTAGGGGTAGCTTTAGGAAATAAGGAGTGGATGGCTTACGCCAATAAGGACGGTAAAAGGGTTTATCTATACCACGGACAAGATTTTTTCGAAGCATGTTGTGCAAGAAAGTCCTGGGAGTTGCATCATGCCCCTACCTAATATTAGGTCCATGTTCATACCGGACCCCGGCATGATGATGGGCGACCTGGACCTGGACTCAGCGGACCTTCGAGTGGTGACATGGGAGAGCGACTGCAAAGGGATGAAGGCTTTATTCCAGGAGGGGACCAAGCCCTACCTCGTTGTCGCTAGGGAGTACTACCATGACCCGTCGATATCTAAGGCGCATCCGGCCTATCATACATTCAAGAAGCTGTGTCATGGAACGAATTACATGGGAAAGGCTTCAGAAATTGCGGGGCAATGCGGCTTACTGGTCAAGGAAGTGGAGCGTATTCAGAAATGGTACTTTGGTATGTTCCCCGAGATTGCTCGGTGGCAGGAAGTCTTTATCAAGAAGTGTATTCGAACGGGTACTGTATCGAACGCCTTTGGGTACAGGAAGAAATTTCTCGAACGCATTGAAGGGAACGTCCTCAACCGGATGATTGCGTGGGTACCGCAATCAACAGTTGGCATCCTCATCAATAAAATGTATGTGGCTATAGACAAAGAACTCCCTGACGTAGAAGTTCTTCTTCAGGTTCACGATAGTCTCACATTCCAGCTTCCAGTAGAGAACAGTGTAATACATTTAGAGTCTATAAAAAAAGTATGTAATATTCCTGTTCCTTATCCTGAGCCTTTGTGGATACCTGTGGGAATAAAAACCTCTGATAAGTCCTGGGGAGATTGTAAGTGATATTACCTTTGTGGCTTACACAAGAGCTAAAGAACCTTGGAATGAAGCTATGCCCTTCTTGTGAAGAGGTACTGCCTATTGCTAACTTTGCTAGATACAGAGCTAATAGTGGGCCATTTACTTATTGTAAACCTTGCCAAAAAAGAAAGAACAAGTTAGGCAACCTTAGAATGAACTATGGGAATAATATATCGGACGAAGTATTACAAGAGATTGCAAAATCCCCTATGGGGGATTGTGAAGTATGCAAAAAGTATTGCCTTCTTAATACAGACCATGACCATAAAACAGGAGAGTTTCGGGGGAGATTATGTCATGACTGTAACCTTGTACTAGGGCATGTAGAAGATAGTACAGAAAGGTTAAAGGCGCTTATTGTTTATCTAGAGGAGCGTCATGAGAAAACTGGGTGACTGGCTTAAAGGGTTTATTGAATATGGGAATGTTGGAGAAGCCCCTGAGCATGTTCTGTTTTGGAGTGGTGTAAGTGCAATAGCCGGTGCGCTGGGGAGGAAGTGTTACTTTGACCAATACACATTCAAGTGGTTCCCAAACATGTACGTGGTTATCGTTGCGCCACCGGGCGTTATTGCCAAGACCACGACGAGCGACCTCGCACTCAAACTCCTGCGCAAGGTGGACGATGTGTACTTCGGGCCGAACTGCCCAACGTGGCAAGCCCTGGTCTCTTCTTTCGAGAAAGCAGAACGGGTGGTGGAGTATGCCCCCGGAGAAGCGGTCCCGACCTACTCGCTTACGATCCAGAGTGGTGAGCTAGGCAACTTCCTGGACCCCGATGATCGCAAGTTCATGGACATGCTCAACACCATGTGGGACTGCGGCCCCATCGAGAAGGCTACAAAGGGTGACGGCGAGGAGAAGGTCGAGCACCCATTCCTCAACATCGCCGCCTGCACCACGCCAAGCTGGTTGAGCGACAGCATCCCACCGTACATGATCGGCGGCGGCTTGGTGTCCCGAATCGTGTGGGTATATGCGGAGGACAAGGCCCGCTGTGTGGCCTACCCGGGACTGGAAATCCCGGCCACCATCCGAAAGGAGAAGGACACCCTGAAGCGCTATCTGATTGATGACCTGGGTGCCATCAGCCGACTGGAAGGACCCTTCACACTGACCCCCGAAGCCTACGAATGGGGCCGTGACTGGTACAGGCGGCACTGCGCACTTCACACAAGGGGAAAGGATGACACAAGGCTGGGCGGCTTCTACGCCCGCAAGCAAACCCATCTGCACAAGCTGGCAATGGTCCTGTCCGCCAGCAGAAGCGACTCCCGCATAATCACCCTTGAGGATATCCAGTATGCCGACCGCGAGATCAGCGCCCTCGAAACCACGATGCTCGATATCTTCGAAGGTATCGGCAAGACCGAAACGGCCAACGTTGCCGACCGACTGGCCGACTTCATCCGTCGCGCCGGTCCTGTAGGCGTCTCTATAAACACCGCCTTCTCCTACATCAGGGGAAGCCTGCCCAAGCCAAAGGACTTCGATGAGGTATGGAAGGGACTGAAGCGCAGTGGCATCATCAAGGTCGAGACCACTGGCCCCCAGCAAATCTTCATAGCGCTGCCAGCCGATAAAGCCGGTTCATCCACCCCTTCCCAAACGAAGGCCAATCCGAAAGAGACATAAGATGGAGTGTGTAAAGAGTAAGGTACTCGTGTTGCCTGCTACTGGGGAACTGCTGCACAGCCTGAAGGGTCGCAGGGCCAAAGACACCATCCGGCGTATATCCCACAAGCTGCTGCAGCAGCTTTGTTGCCGTTGCCCCACCCGACATGACGCAAGCTGTCATGAACCAAAGGTCGAGATGACCTGGCACATCCCCGCAACGAAATTTTACCCAATAGTCGTTGTAGTAGATTTGTTCGGCTTCTGCTTTAGTGAGGTTGGGGATATCAAGCCCTGGGTAAGCCCGCTGCGAGATGCCGAAGTTAGTGGTGCCACCGGGATCGTTTGGGTCGCTGACAAGCCCCCCTTCATCCTCAAGGACAATAGCCACACAGTAATCAAAGTTCGGATCGGTAGACATAATTTACCTGTGCTGTAGGAAGGTGCGCCACAACTCTAGAGCGGCCACGCATGTCGCCGTAAGCCACCCAAGGACCTTGGCCGCTACGAAGGCACCCTTCCCCACAGCGACCATCTCCAGTATCTGATCCATCTGCGCCTGCATCTGGTCAAGCCTTTTCTCAAGGCAGTCAAAGCGTTCGTCGTTCATGGTTGAAGTCTATCTTGTTGGTTGTTAGAAACTTCTTTATCGTCGTGCCCGAGATGATGTTGCATAGGTGGTAGACGGGGGCGACGAACTCTTCCTTGCGCAGCACATCAAGACTGTCTACCAATCCCACATAGGCACCGTCGCTCGTGAACACTCCACCTCCCGAGTTGCCGGGAGCGCATGGCGTTGTGATAAGGTCCCTGTCCTGGTAGTGTCCCAGGGTAAGCACCCAGTGCTCCCCGAGCGGGAAGCCAATAGTAAACACAGGCTCATATAGAGTCGGAGTCGGGCCGAACGAAACTGCCGGTGCGTCAAGGTCTTTTGTACCGCAAGCGACCGCGAGATCATCCTGGTCATTGTGCGCCACTTTCTTCATGGGGTACTCGGTGCCCGATGCCGTCGTGACTACAGGATCATCCACATCAGCCACATGACCGGCAGTTATGATGCAGCGTGGGTTGATGACGTTGCCCGTCCCCAAGGACCCGATCTGATCCCGCACCAGCACAGTCGTGGCCCTTGCCCTCAACCAGACTTCCCTATCTTTCCCCACCGTTGAGCAGCCGAGGGTCATCACTGCCACCAGCATCAATAGAACGTACTTCATTTTTGCGCTCCTCAATAGCAGCGTTCAGGACATCCTGACGCTTAACAACTTCGTTGCGCATACTCTCAACGGCGGACTGTACCCCGCCAGTGCGTCGTGCGTTCTCGATTATCATAAGGGGGATCAAGGACAGTGTGCAGGTCCACTCATCCTTGGCGAGGCCAGTCTGCGGGTCCGTCATCTGGACATGCGTGTAGAGCATACATTGGTGCTCAATACACTCTTTCTTGAGGAACGGGCAGATAGGCGTCTTCATGACTTGTTGGCCAGAATGTGGTCGTAGTACTTGACCTGGGGTGTTGTGTAGCTGGGGGTGATGCCTGAGCCTGAGCCGGTGTACCCGATGTTGGCGTAGCCTGTGCCAATGGAGATGTTGGCGTTGCCTGTGCCAGTGGTGCCAGGCTCAAACACAGTACCCGCGCTAGAAGGGAAGTTAAAATAGGACCCCGCACTACCATTCCCTGTGAAGAAGTAGCTACCACTGCCGGGACCGTGTTGGTGCCCTGAGTCGCTTGCGCCGTGGTTGTGGCCACTGTCACCGTGGTTGTGTGAAGGCATTTGGGAAACCGACAGGGTAAAGGTGTTGACGTTGAACGTCCCCCCATAGTTCCACGAGGACCAGGCCACTGAGCCACCACTACCGCCCCCCGAGCTTGAGTTGTAGCGAAACGACGTATCAGTGATAGACACAGAGGTCCAGCCCAGGGGTGCAGCAGACTGGGCCATAGGGATTTGTGTACCAGGCGGTGCATACAGGTTCGTAATGACGAGCGCTGTTTCCGGGATCATTCCAGTAGTCATCACTGGCTCTCCAGTCCACTCACCGTTAGGGTGAGGCCAGTTGCACTGGCGGCAGTTGCTATAAAGTCCCCAGCGTTCATGACTATGGTTCCTGTCCAGTGGAATGTCTGGTCCGCTGGTATCGAGGCATTGTATAGAACTGCATTAGCTGTACCCGCCGAGTTGCCTGTTGGCACTATGTAGAGTTGCACCGTGATGGCAGTAGCAGTGGTGTTGCAAATTTCATAGTCCTTGATAACGTCCTGGCGGGATGCCGGTGTCGTGTACTGGGTTGTCGTTGCGGTGGCAATGGCTACCTGGACAAGACGAAGGTACTGTACGGTTGAGAAGGTCATGTCAATGCCCCTTGAAAGTGTTCGCTACGGACTGGATAGCTCCCGCGATGGGGGAGACGCCGGTCACTGGGTGTGGTGTGGTGATCTTCTCGACCGAGCGGCCCATCACATACCCACCTACGCCGAGGCGCAACAGGCTCCACATGTCCGATGGGATCGGGAGCGTGAGGCCGCAGTGGAAGATCGCCTGTAGGTAGGGCGCAAGAATATAGTTGTTGACCAGGATAGACATGAAGACGAACATGAGGCACGGACGCCACAGGGCGTTAAGGCCACCCTTGTTGGTTTCGGCGGTTATGACGCCCGCTTGGACGGTCATCTGCTGAATCTCGCCGGTCAGGTACATTTGCGCCAGCGCCTGCTTGGCGGCGGCTTGCTGCGCAGGATCGGGCACCACCCTTTCCACGATGGACTGAACGGCTCCTGCTACTGCGCTGATCGGATCAGTGACGAGTGCCATAGTTAAACTCTATCGTGAGTGATTACTTCATTAGGATTAAACCTGGTCCCATCCGCCAGATACCGCTGAATGATCCAGATGCTGAACGGCAACATGTGGATGCCCGTATCCTTCCCGGTGTGGTGTTCCTTGCACAGAAGAATACCCTGCGCATCCATCGCATCCACGAAAGTTTCCGGGTGCTTGGGGTCGAAGGTCTTCCAGTCGAACAGCGGGAAGTCTTGTGCAATTATATCCCACCGCAGGGCCGCATCAATGTAACAGCGCTCGATCCCAAAGTGGTGCGCCTCAAGAGGCCCAACCTCAGCCTCTGTCTTTTGGCAAATCCAGCAGCGCCCCGGCTCCCGCTTGATTGTGAACCCCAACAGCCCGCCCACCTTCATCAGGAACCGCTTGGTCTTCCTGAACAGGGCCGTCACCACCCTGTCATCATGCCTGGGTATCTCAACATCGACCTCAAGCGTGGTCTTCTCTTCGTGTTCTTGGGTCATCTCATCACCACTATCGTCATCATTTCATCTCATAGACAATAACAACACCGTTTCCGCCATTACCACCGCTCTCGGCTGGCTGATTTGCTTGATAATTTCCACCACAGCCACCTCCAGCGCCGTAACCTTGGGCGTTGTATCCTGCATTATTCCCCGAAGTACAATAGGACATGCCAAGAGGAGAAGGACCACCTTGGGTGGAAGCAAAGGATGTCCCTCCACCAAAAACAATAAATCCCCCAGAACCCGCAAAACTTGTAAGAGTCAATGTAACATTGCTTATAGTTGGGGCGGAACTTCCAGGCCCCGCAGTAGAGTTAGTAGTGACAATTGAGGATGTACCACCTCCTGATATGCTAGCTCCCCCAGGGCAAGACACAAAAGAACCAAAAGAACTCGTCCCTCCTGCACTTCCTGCACCTCCTCCAGTCCCGCCACTTCCTCCAGTCCCAACCGTAACGGTCACACCGCTAGGAACCGACTTCATATAGACCCTAGCGTAAGAGCCGGAGTACCCAGGGAAGCCAGTTGAACTTTGCCCACTCCCCGAAGCAGGCGCACCACTAGCCCCACTTCCTGCGCCCATAACTTCAACGATAATTGAGGTGGTGCCAGGTGTTGGGTTATAGGTTCCCCCGGATGTGAACATCTGAATGTTTAGGAGACCTGCCCCCAGCGTTATTGAAGTTATCCCACCTCCGTAGAAGATCGGGATCATGCCATCCGAGGCCATCGTCTTAGCAATAGCCGCACTATAGCTAGTAGCATCAATCCCGAAGGTTAGGTTCTTGAAGCTATTCCATAGCTTGAAGAACCAATCCTTGAATTGTCTCCAGTCGAAAGTCTGCCCACTGGGCGGCGGGTTGACGTTGTTAGTCATCTCCGTAGCTCCACGTCGTTGCAAACCCATTGGCTTTTAGCCGCTTGATGCCCTCTTTGCACCGATCCCCGATATCAGGACGCTGCCCATGGCTATTCGGCACCCTGATCTGCCCTACGATCCGATACGCATCAGCTTTAGCATCACTAACAGAGGGACCAGTACCCACAACAACAAGAGGCCAGCTTCCAGCAGTAGCAAAAAGGTCACGAGTGGACCATTTACCTTCTTCATATACTTCCTCTTCAGAAGCCATTACCTCACAGAGGTGAAGGTTCTTGATGTTTTCGTGGTTGATGCCGTAGATGGGAACGCCTTCGCAGTGCTCAGAAACCTTAGAGTTGTGCGGGAAGTTCGGCCCCACGATACAGACACCGATGCAATGGTCCATGCTAACCTTAAGACTGTCTGTGCCGTGCACCAGGTCATACATCCATGTAACAGGGTCGCCTTTATGCATATGCTGGTTTAGGTAGAAGGCGGGCCAGCCCATACGCATGGTGAATTCAAGGGGCCACGGCACACCATCATCATCAATGATGACTGATACGTCAATGTTTCCTACGAACTTCAATGCTTTAAGGGCAGGTTCCAATGGGCGAAGTAACATCTCGAAGAGTTTACTATCTTCACAGTACTTAAGCGCTGTGCCCATTTCCCCGGTGTTAGGTCCCGTGTCCCCTGCGTAGAGTTGCTTGTGTTCAAAATTTTCCTCTAGTGCATTATTGAATCCATGTGGCCCGAACCACCCTGCCGTAGCGAACTCAACCCCTTTAGCTTTCTTTTGGAGGATAAAGTCCTGCTTGGCTGGGCCATAGATGCGTTGTGCCCTATGCATCATGGAGAGCATGTCATCAGGGCCACTGGCCACATACGAAAGGGAGCGATCAGCGTCTCCTATGGGCTTACAGGCATAACTATCATTGGTTGCTTTTACATGGAGCATTGCATCCTTGTAGCTACTGAACCTTGTGTAGGGAAGGATCTGTGCGCCATGTGAAGAAAGGATATCTTGGCCCACTGTACGATCTAACTCCCACTCAGCAGATGCCTGATTTGCGCCGAAGATGGGATAGCCTGCCTTGAAGTATTGTTCAAGCTCTGCCCCATACTTGGCACTACAGGTCATAACAATGATATCTGCCCACTTCATATGGTCGCGCCAGTTTGACACTCTATGGGTCAGACCTTGCCCAATGCGCGGATACTTGCTGTTGGGGGTAAGAAAGTGTTTTACATCGTGACCCGCCCATTGCGCACGTAAACAGAAATCAACCCCTACACCATAGCTATCAATGACAAGTACCTTCATTTCTGCCTCTTCTTGAGTGTCTCTTCAGCATACTTTTGCGCCGCCGCTACCTGCTGTCTGGTAGGGTCCTTGATGCCAACGAAGTCCAGGAGGAACTGACGAGCGGCCTGTTCCCTGGTAACACCTTTAGGGGGCGTAGCCAGTTTGCTCAACGCCGCTGTAGGATAGGTCTTGCTTGCCAGATACTTGCCAAAGGTAGCAGGGTCATTGTAGATGGACTTGCCTGCATCCTTCCATAGCTCCTTGCCATAGTAGAGTTCACCCGCAGTCTCAACGGCAGCAGAAGGGCGCCCTGCTGTCTGGATGAAGGCTTGTGGCCCTGTCTTCTTGCCCTCCTCATACTCCTTCATTGCACCCAGGTAAGTGTAGGGACCGTACCAGCCGAGAGAGGCGTTAGGGTTGCCCGTCAGCTTCGCAATCCCCGCATTGACCAATGGGTAGGTTACGGCGAAGTGGAAAGCAAGGGCCGCTATCTGGTCGATAGTCTGCCCCCGGCTTTCCAGTTCCTGCGGCTTCACAAGTCCCCGCAGGAGGTTGCCGTAGCTTGCGGCCCGATTGTATTCGTAGCGAGAGAAGCCCATGAACCAGGGATTTTTCATCAGTTTAGCAAACGATCTGCTACCCAGGACCTCCGGTGGCACCACATAGGTTGGGATATGTTCGCCCACCGAAGCAGCGGTCTGCGCCACTGTACCACCGTGTTCAGTCTCCGAGGCCAGGAACGATCTGTAAAGGATCATGTCGCCCACGCCCCACAGCACACTGTTTGAGCCACGATAGGCAGCACGTACAAAGTCAGCGGCACTCTGCAATCCGAGCGCTTTGGCCAGAGGTTGCGAAGCCCTGAGCATCTGTGGGTCTTTGCCCATCTGTGCCAGTAGCCGGTTGCCATAGTCCCGGATGTAGTTGTTGGCCCCCTTCAGGCCAGGCGATTCCCGAACGTAGGCCAGATAGGTGTCGTCCTTGTTGATGACCCCTTCGATAGCCCTGCGGGTAAGGGTCTGTTCTCCCGGTGTCAGTAGGCGCACGCCTCCATCGAAGAGCCGCATGGTTCCCCCAAACAGCCCTGCCTGCATGGCCGCGTGGAAGTCCACATTCAGAATGTGTTTCACCGGGTCAAGGAAGATGGACCCCTGCACAACACGATTGATCCCCTGCATCAGGGTGTTGCTGTCCTGCTTCGTTCCTGTATAGTCGTCCAGTACGTCGGCCAGCTTGGGGTGGAACTTCCAGTCTTCCAGTCCTGTGTAGCCGGGGATGTTTACGGTGCGCCACCCTTCAGGCGAAGGCATCTTGGGTGAGTGCGCCAGTTGCAGGAACTCAGGGCTTGTCTTCATCCCTTGCAGGAAGCGAGCGTTAGCCACAACATCAGCAATCTGCGATTGTGCTTCTGTAATGGAGGCTGCAGCGCTGTTGAAGTAGCGCATGGGGGAGTGCTGTTCGATCTCCTTTGTGGTGCCCCTGGACATGTCCCACACGCCACCGTTCTTGGTGACAATAGCCTTCCCGCCATTGGGCATGTCCACAATGGTGCCCTTGTCGATGACCTTCTGGTTCTTGTAGATGTCAACGATGTGGGACTGGGGGTCGATCTTGTAGGCACCTTCCTCACCGGTAAGGGAGCTTGTCACCTTGCCTGCTTCGGGGGTTTGCAGGATGCCTGGGTGCTGACCGAATCCCCTTGTCGGTGGGTTGTTGACGAGCATCTTGTTCGGGTCCACTACAGAGGCGACCTTGGCCAACACACCCTCGGGCGCTTCTGGCGGCTTCATTACCTGACGGTGCATGTAGCGGTCAATATCCACCATATCGTCAGGGAGCTTGACCCCCAGGCGCTGTGCCTCAGTGACATAAGCATCAAAGACCTTCTTGCGTGGATCGAGGTAGGTCTTCTTGTAGTAGGCCGCTTGCGGACTCAGCTTGAGATTGGGGTCTTCGCCAGCGTGGTAGACCTCCTCGTCGAATTTCTTGGCCTCGGGGTTGAGCGCAAAGAAAGTGTCGTTGTCTCGGGCCAGCTTGACATCCCTTGCTATGGCCTGCTGGTCATGGGCTATGAGGGCTTTGTTGATGACAGCAGCGCTCTGTCCCGGCTTCATCGGGGGGGCGTTGGGCGTGAGGCTTCCTGCAAGGAACTGTCCTTCAGCACCAAGGGCTTCCTTCATCATGGCTGACCTTGCGCCAGCAACAGGAAGGACAGTCTGCGCCGCTGCCCTGATATAGGGATCAACGCCAGGTCCTGCGCCAAGTTGATGCGCAAGCTGCACAGCAGGGTCCCCGAGGAAGGCATCCACTGCACTGGTCACAGGCGAGAACGGCAAACCCATTACATTGAGGACAGCGTTAGTCGCCGTCTTGACACCAGGATGCTGCACCAGGTCCTTGATGGCCTGGAGGGTTTGTTGCGAAGACATCTGCATCAGTTCGACCGTCCGGTCAGCAGGACGATTGATTGCGTCCATGATCGAAGGCGGTGTCTTCGGGGGCGGAGGTGCAGCAGGATTGGGTTTCTGTTGTTGCTGCGGTGCCTGTGGCGGACGCTGCGCAAGTGGGCTCTGCTTGGGCGCACCTTCCAGGAAGGCATCCTTCGGGTCCTCGGGCACATACCCTACAGCAGCAATGTACTTCTGCGCAGCAGTAGAGTGGGTGTCGGGCTTCCCTGTGTTGTACATGGCCAAGCCGCCCTCAACAGAGCCAGCCTTCTTGATGTAGTCGGCAAGGATAGCTGCGCCGGTCTGAGGGTCCCAAGGGTTCTTGCCATACTGCTTCGCAGTCGATGGCTCGACCTGACTTGCGCCCACTGCACCCTTGGGGCTAACGGCAAACGGTTTGAAGTTGCTCTCAGCAGCAACCACCTTGGGGAACAGTCCCTTGGGCAAGCCAGCCTTCTCCCCAATAGCCTCATAATCAGGCTTGTCGGGTACTGCAAGGAAGTCATCTACTGCTGACATATCAGTATCCTAGTTTGGCAAGGGCTGCTTTCTTCTCTTCAAGGCTCATTGAGGGATTGTTCTTAATGGCCACAGCACGAGGATCAGCAGCCATCTTTTCAAGTTGGGTCTGTTCCTTCTTGGCTGGTGCAGGGGCATTAGCAGGTGGGCCAGGCTTGAAGTCATTGGGGGTCTTTGGCCCAAACCATCCGCCGCTGCCCCCCTGGAACATACCCTCTCTTGCCATCTGGTCCATCTGGTCGGCCAGTGCCTGTGCATAGTCCTCCGGTTCATACTCAGCGTCGCCGGATTGAACCATCTGCTGGGCGATCTGACGCTTGGCCCGCAGCGCTGCAACGTTGGCCAGGGCCTTCTGTGTGTTCGGGTCGAGACCAGAGGTACGGTCATCGGTTGCAAAGATGCCTTCAGCCACTGTCTTCTCAGGACCCTGCACCTTGGAAGCGTTGGCGTACGTGCGGTCCTCCGCCTGGAGTTCCTTGAAGTGCAGACCTTCCTGGAAGCGTGAGTCGCGGCGGTCGGCTTCCTTCTCGTTGTCCACCTGCTGGTGCCTTCTCAAGTCAAGCATGGCATTCTGTACATCAATGCGCTTGCTGGCCTGATCGAGGCGCTGTGCGGCGAAACCGTTCTGAACCCCCCGCTGAGTCTCAAGGTCGGCCTCACGTTGCGTCCTGTCCGCAGCCAGCACCTGTTGGGCACGGCTCATAGACATCTGTGCCAGTTGAGGCAAGCGTGGCCCATCCTGACTGAAGTCCCCCGTAATACCATACTGTGCAGGATTAAACCCCAGTGCCTTGATCCGGGCAAGGGCCGCATCCTCACTAGCCTGGTCTGTCACAGACCCAAGAGCGCTACCCACTTCTTCGAAGTTGCGGTACTGTGTCTGCTGGTAGTCCTTCTGTGTTTGTGCCTGACGATAGGAGAGCATGGACAGGGCTGACAGGAACTGGGAACCAGCCTGCGCCTGTCCGTGGGCGAACAGGGACTGCGCCGTCGCCATCAGTTTGGGGGCGCTCGACGGATCGTTGGGGTCCACAGACGACAAGCCACCAGAACCCCAAATCTTGGTCATGTCCTGTTGCAGGGCCACCTGGTTCTGCAAGGCAAGCTGGTTCGACACGATCTCCTGCTTCTTGATCGTAGCATCCTCTTGCAGGATGGTCGATTGGATCGGCGCATTGTAGGCATCGAACGCCACCTGCACGAGGTTGGTTGGTGCGCTGATAGAGTATGGCATGATGGTTCCTTACTCGTAGAAGCCGTAGCCGTTGGTGCCACTGTAGCCACTGTACGTGGTGTCGCCAAAGCCACTGGGTCCGTAGAGGGCTGCATTGTAGCCTGCGTCCACGTTGCCGGTGGAGAAAGCGTCGGCGGACGAGGTAGCAGACGATCCGAAGTTAAGGCCCGAGGCCAGGTTGCCCAGGCCATTGGCAAGGCCACCAAGGCCACTGCTCAGGTTGCCCGCACTGACCTGATTGGCCACACCCAGGTTGGCCAGGATGCCGCCTGCCGTCGATGGGCTGGACTGGCTTGCCTGCGTAGCGGTCAGCAGACTGGACAACAACCCTTCATTGCCCGAGATAGCCTGGCTGTTGATGCCGGTCATCCCCGACAGAAGGTTCAGCAGGTTGCCCGCCGTTCCCTGTTGCTGCGTGGTCTGGAGTTGCTGCGTGCCCAGCAGGTTGCTGAAGGTGTTCTGCCCTTGCTGCGACAGCAGACTGCCCAAGCCAGAGGCTGCGCCCGTTTGTGTCCCATAGGCAGTGTTGGCTGCGCTCTGTGCATTCAGCAGGTTGGTGATGTTCTGCTGGGTTGCCTGGGAGGCATAGTTCTGGCCGTACTGTTCCAGGGACACAGCCTGATTGCCCGAGCCTATCAGACCTTGCTGCGCCATAGTGCTGTTGACCGCATTCATCCCCTGCTGGTACTGGAACTGTTCGCCCGAGGTGAAAGAGTAGGGGTTCTGGCTCAGGATGGACTGGACGCTCGACGGCAAGCTGACGCTCTGCGGGTTGTTCACCAGCGACGTTAGTGCATTCGAACCAGCGTTAGGCCCAATGGTTGCAGCGTTGTTCAGCGCCCCCGTATTGGTGCCGATCTGCGCATTGCCCATGATCGAGTTGAGGTAAGACAGTTCATTATTCTGCGCAGTTGACACCTGCCCCTGGATGCCGCCATTCAACAGGGACGACAGTGCTCCATAGTATTGGTCGGCCTGACTGCCGAAGGGGTTGGCTGCTACTGCACCTGCCTGTAACTGGTTGAGGTTGCCACCACTCAAACCCTGAAGACCTAGTGCTGTAGATACGTCACCACTCATGATTCCAGTCAGGGTCTGCCCCAGGGACTGAAGGTTGTCCGTGTAGTTGACATTGCTCCCGGAACCTCCACCACCACCACCACCACCACCAAGAGCCGCAGCACCAAGTGAACCTGCCGCCCCGATACCTGCCGCCGCTGCTGCTACACACATGATTTACTCCTTCGGGAGGTCTTTCAGTTTCAGTTCCATAACCGTATCGTCCGGCGTGTACCCA